TAGAGACCTACGAGGATTAAAAGGAGATATCCGAGCTAAGGCTCCGTGGAAACACGGGGTCTTAGCTCTTTCTTTTTGCTACGCGAATTTTGCATGTCCTTATATGGAAATAGATAGCTTATAAGTAAAGCGCCCGGTATTTCGGGAGAACCAAGCTCGAACCTTGGTCTATTTCTTTTTGTTTTTATATTTGAAAGGAGAACCTAAAATGAATCTGAAACTCAACCGAAAAATTGTGAAGGAGATGGCAAAGAATGGACTCAAGTTTGTGGAAGATTGTTCACCTACTATTCTTACGGGACTGGTTGCAGCAGGAGTGCTCACGAGTGTTGGAATGGCTGTACGAGCTACCACCAAGGCGCTTCCGCTCATCGAAGAAGAAAAAGTACGTCGTTGTAAAGAAGGGCTGGACGATCATTTAAAGCCCGCTGAGGTCGTAAAGGTTTGCTGGAAGTGCTATGTGCCGACCGTGAGTATGGCCGCGTTGACTGTGGCCTGCGCGATTGGAGCCAATAAGATCAACCTCCAGCGTAATGCCGCGCTTTCCTCTTTATATTCTGTAAGTTCTACGGCACTCAAGGAATACGAGCAGAAGGTTATTGAGCAAGTCGGACCGGAGAAGAATGAAACAATCAAGAATGCCGTGGCAAAGGACCGTATGGAAAAAATTCAGATGGACGAGTCTGCGGCGCTTGGTGACGGCAATGTTTGGGTCTACGATACCTTTAGCGGACGAAAATGGCCGTGCAATATTGGTAAGATCAAGCAGATTGCCGGTGATCTTAACTGCGATATGGCAGTTAGCGGCGATTGGAAGAGCCTGAATGAGTTCTATATGGAAATCGGCCTGGATGAAATCAAACCTGGCGATTCGTTAGGGTTTGATGCTTCTAACATGATCGATCTGTGGTTCTCGGCTCAGCTGGATGATAACGGCAGACCTTTGGTGGTTATGGATTACAAAATTATGCCCAAAATGAAATACAAGGAGATGTTTTAAATGTGCCCATGTGCCATGAGAGTTACTTATGCCTGGATGTTTGAAGGCAAAACCATGTACCGCGAAGGCTATGAGTGCTTGAAGTATCGCAAGGAATGCAAAGATACGAGAGTTTGCAAATACAACTTCGCAGAAATTTCACCGGCTACTATGGAAAGGAGGGAAGACAAATGATGCCTAAAATCACTATGACGAAGGTCATTAGCCTTGTTTCTATTATCGTAGTTGGCGTTGGCTCTGCAATTGGCCAATGGGCAACTATGAAAGAATGGAAAGAAGAGACTGATGAAAAGTCTAAGAAAAAGGACTAAGGTCTTCATCTGATTGAGAAACGGCTCCGTGGAAACACGGGGTCTTTTCTTTTATACGCTAAAATTACACATCCTTATATGGAGGTGTATAAAAATGATCACACTTTATTACTTATTAGAATGTGCAGAAAATTACTTTGAGAAGAAAGGCGGAATCCAAGAAATTATATTCAAGGTCACACTTTGTCTCATTGTATTTAGCATATTCATGTGGTGCATGTGTGGTGCAATTGATGACCTGGTAGCCAGAGGGGTGTAAAAGCCCCTTTTGGTTTTGTTTTTCTGGAAAGGAGAAATAAGATGCCGAGAACTCAGGATTTCGAGGTCTTGGACAAATTTGAAAACGAACATTATTTCCTGCCGAGTAAGGATTGGCCGGAATACGAATTTCAGTATCAAAGTACATGCCGATGGGCCTTGAAGCAGATCCGTGAATACATGGCCCAGAAGGCGAACGAGCACAAATCTATGATTGATATTTTGGAAGAACTTTACTGGATCTTCGATACCGGCATAGCAGAGTGCTGCGAGATGTACGATGAGAAGAATGAAATCAAAGCATGGCAATACCCACCACCGGATATTGTCTTTAGTGTTGGTAGAGCCATGGTTGAGGAAGTAGCAGGTTTATATTTATGAAAGGAGAATTCCAATGAAAATCAAGTATCCGCGAATCAATGTAAAACCGTTTGTTCATGCCTGTAAGGTCGGAATGGCCAAAAACGCGCCTACAATCCTGACTATCACAGGCATTACAGCGATGGCCAGCTCGACTTATTGGGCGGTGAAAGCTACCCCGAAGGCTTTGGCTTTGAAAGAAAAGGCCGAGGTTGAGAAAAACAAGAAGGCCGGGACGTTTAAAAATCAAAAGTTGCATTACTACGATGAAAAGGAAGGCGCCTTTGTTGATGGATTCCAGAATTGGGTGCCGTTGACCAAACTCGAAATCGTGCAGACTTGCTGGCGCTGTTATGCTCCGGCGTTTATTACCGGTGTGTTGGGTGCTGCCTGCCTGATCGGGGCTAACTCGATGAATCTGCGTAAAAATGCGGCACTGGCAGCGGCTTATGCGCTTTCTGAGACCAATTTCAAGGAGTATAGAGAAAAGACACTCGAAGAAGTTGGCGAGAAGAAGGAAGAAAAGATCCGCAATGCTGTGGCCGAGGAGAAAATTACCAAGAATCCTGTAACTGATGCATCTCTGATTATCGAAACAGGATTTGGTGATACTCGATGCTATGACCCTTTCTGTGCACGCAGGTTTAAGTGTAGCATTGAAAAACTTCGCAGTGCCGTGAATGAACTAAACCTCCGGCTTGTTACCGATGGCTATGTCACTTTGAATGATTTTTATGATCTAATCAATCTTCCAGAAGCAGACAGTCGCTTCGGTGACGATTTTGGCTGGAACCTCAATGAACATAGAGAAACTGTCCAACTGGATTTGAGTGCACAGCTGGACAATGATGAGGAACAAACCCCGTGCATGGTTGTTGGGTTCAAATATGGCCCTATTTATAACTGTAATACATTTTAATCTTACGCGAAATTTGCAAGCCCTTATATGGAACAAGATTCCAAAAATTATATTTTATTAAAGGAGACTTTATCATGGAAAACGAGGAAATTATGATGAACGAGACTACTGAGGCTATGACCGATGTGGAGGAACCCATCACTGAAACCGAAACCAATGAGGAAGAGTCGAGCAGCTTTATGCCTGCAGCGTTGTTAATCGCTGGCGGTGTGGCAGCTATTTACGGAGGTGTTACCTTCGCAAAGAAGCATGTCATCCCGCATGTGAGCAACGGCATCGCAAGTCTGAAAGCCAAGTTCGGCAAATCCAAGGGCAAGGCAGTGGAGGCCGAAGCAGAGGAAGTCGATGAGGACAAATCTGAAGAGTAATCTGTGAAAGACCTTAAGAAATTTAAGGAATTGTTCGAGCTAAGGCTCTGTGGAAACACAGGGTCTTAGCTTTTTGTTTTTGCTTTGAAAGGAGAAAAAAGCAATGACTGTACAAGAATGGCTTAATGTTTCGTGGAACATGACGAACACTAAAATTAGGCCCTGGGCGCTATGCAATGATGGCTATGAAATTTCAATCCAAGCTTCCGCGTATCATTATTCAAATCCTAGAGTCGACGGTGCAAGCGAATATACTGAAGTAGAACTTGGTTTTCCTAACGAGCCTGATGATGCAATTCTTGAATATGCCGAAGATCCTGGAATGCCTACCGATACTGTTTACGGATTTGTTCCAATCGATCTTGCCGAAGAATTGATTCAAAAGCACGGCGGAATTATTAAAGCTTCACATTTTGGGGAGGACTAAATTATGAGTTTCGGTAAGAATTTGTTTGTGTTCGTGTCTGGTGCGGTTGTCGGTGCCGGTGCGTTGGCCGGGTTTGCTGGCTGGAAAATGTATAAGGCGCTCAAGAAGAATGATGTTTTGTACACGGCGGTCCGCAGTTCCGTAGATGCCGGAGTAAAGGCCGCTTCAAGTGAGTTCAGCGAGCATGGGGCCAAGGCAGTGCTGAATATGGTGTTTGGGTGGACGAAGAAACATAATAAGGTTTCCTATTGGGATCGTTACCATAAGTTTTGGGAAACTTGTGACTTTGACACCAACCAGGTAAGCTTTGGCAGTCGGAAAGAAGCTGCAAATGTTCTTCATAGTCTTGCTGATATTCTGGACCAGTATGGAACAGTCACGGTCGCAGATTTCTATGACAAGGCCGGACTCAAAGATCCCTACTATTCTGATATTCGTTATGGATGGAAGGACATTGGCGATGCTTATGTTGTCAAAGTCCGTTCTGGATGGTCTATTTCTATGCCTGACCCGATTAAACTGGAGTGATTTATGTGATGCGTTATATTTTCAAAGGTCATGTGGTAGACCAATTTGGGACTATGCTTGACCGGAACTGGAAAGGGGAGACCTTTGCGCCGAGCATGGCAAAGGCGAAGTCGAACCTGAATTACCAGTGGAAGAAACAAAATAACTACCCTCGGGAGACGAAAGTGATTCTCGAGGGTCATTTTATGTCCGAAATGGATTTTCTGAAAGGAGTTAGCTGATGGCAGAATACGATATGCCCAATAACAGCCACGCATTTAAAAATGGACAGGTGAAAGAAAAGCCCAAGACCCAGAAAGTGATTGAAGGCACGGCCAAGACCAAGAAAAAGACCAATGCCCGGAAACTGGCTGATATTTTCCTGCCGGAGGATGTTACCAGCGTTAAGGAATATATCTTCTGGGAGAGAATCGTGCCAGCTATCAAGGATATTATCCATGATACGGTGGATACTTTCCTGTATGGTGAGTCCAGAAGGCCGAGTTATTCGAGTAGTTCCAGAATCTCGTATTCCGGATATTATTCTGGCAACAATCGTCCGGAGCCTCGAAAGGATACTGGCCGCCCCAGGAATGCCTTTGATTATGATGACATTATCTTTGACAGTCGTATTCAGGGTGAGCAGGTGCTGGACAATCTGATTGATATTTTGGACCAGTACAATATTGTGACAGTTGGCGACCTTTACGATTCGGCAGGAATCACGACCACGAACTACATGGTGAACCGTTATGGCTGGGATAACCTGGCGGATTCGAGTGTTGTCCGAGTACGAGAGGGCTATACCCTGAAGCTGCCCAAAGCCAAACCTATTTGAAAGGACTGATATTTTTGGAAACAGAACCATGTTATCGAGCTCAACTCGAGAAAGCGATCAAAGAGAGTAGAGAACTCGATGAAGCGATCAAAGAGAGCAAAGAACAGCATAGAAATATGTCCCTATTCGATTATTCCGGCCCTAAATTTACAGATGACGAACTTCGGTTCAGGGATATTACTGAAAAAATGAGGGAAACTTTCCTGAAGAAAAATCATGATTACGGCAATAGTTTTCATGAAACTTGGGACGAGTTTGGCGACAAGGGTATCATTACCGCTCTTACGCAAATTTCTCACAAGTATCATCGGCTTATGAATATTGGCCTCGGCACTAAACCCTTGGTCGATGAATCAATCGATGATACGCTACTCGATATGGCAAATTACTGCATTCTTACAATTATGGAGCTGGAAAAAGCTCGTAACAATGAAAAGGAGAACTAATTATGAAACTTTCTAACATTATGTCCGTTGCTGGCCGCAATTTGTCTGTGGCTAAGCTAAAGATTTCTAAGCACAGCCCGGAACTGCTGCTGATCGCTGGTATTGTCGGCGGTGTTACGAGTGCGGTCATGGCCTGCAAAGCTACCACTAAGGTCTCTGAGATCCTGGACAGCACTTCTGAAGCAGTCAACATGATTCATCAGGTGGAGGAGAATCCGCCGATGGGTTCTGACTATACCCACGAAGATGCACAGAAGGACCTCTTTATCACTTATACTCAGACCGGTGTAAAGCTCGTTAAGCTGTATGGCCCGAGCCTGGTCGTAGGGGGTCTGTCTGTGGCTGCGATCCTGGCATCCAATAACATTCTGCGTAAGCGCAATGTGGCTTTGGCCGCAGCATTCAGCACTGTTTCGAAGTCTTTTGAAGAGTATCGTGGCCGTGTCATCGAGAAGTACGGTAAGGACGTTGACAATCAGCTGCGCATGGGCACCCATGAAGAGGTTGTACAGGAGACTGTGACCGATGATATGGGTAACGAGAAGCAGGTTTCTAAGACTGTAAAGGTCACGAACCCTCTGGGAAGCCCGTACGCCAAGCTGTTCGATGAATGTAATCCTAATTGGGAAAAGAATCCTGATTACAGCCTGATGTTCTTAAAGTCTCGTCAGCAGTTTGCCAATGACAAGTTGCGCAGCCAGGGTTATCTGTTCCTGAATGATGTACTTGACTCTCTTGGTATTCCTCGCTGCAAAGAAGGTCAGATCGTTGGCTGGATTTTCAAGGGCGACGAAGGCGATAACTTTGTTGACTTTGGTCTGAATGAAGATAACGAGTGGGTCCAGGACTTTATGAACGGCGACGAGCCCAGTGTTTGGCTGGATTTCAACGTGCAGGGCAACATTCTGGACCTGATCTAACATGATATTTTGAGGAGGAATCAGTATGCGTGACATTCTTGGTTATACTTTTGCTACAATCGCCGGTGTTTGCTTTGCCGGAGGTATTGCGGTCCTTTCCGGCGGAAAGGGGAAGTAAATGGACTATCTCGACAATCTGCTGACCACCCTCGATTATATTCTCAACTCAAAACGTAAGCGCCATATTGTTGGCGGAATCCTTATCAGTATGTCAACCCTATTTGCCGGGTTGGCTGTTACTGTGATGAGCATCAAGGAGGACGATGATGAATAAGGTTTTATATTTTGGCATCATGGCCGGTGCTGCCGCTATTGCTGCGGTGGCTACCTGGGTGTATGCCAAGGACAAGTTTGCTAAGCAGGCCTCGGATGATATTTCCGAGATGAAGGCCTATTACAAGGAAAAGTATGAGTCCCAGCCGAAGGAAGCACCCAAGGAGCCCAAGAAAGAGCAGCCGAAGACCGAGGCTCAGAAGAAGGCTGAAGATCTTAAAACTTATCGCCAGATGGCACGGGATAAGTACAAAGCCAATCACGAAGAAGAGGAAGGCAATCCCCATGTGATTACGCCGGAGGAATTTGGCGAGAATAACCACTACGACCGAATCACTCTGACATATTATGCCGACCACGTGCTGGCAGACGAGAACGATGAGATCATTCGGGATGTTGAGGAGACGATCGGATTTGGCAGCCTGAATCACTTTGGAGAGTACGAGGCGGACATCGTGTATGTACAGAATGATATTCTCAAATGCTACTACGAGATTACTCGTGATCTGCGCAAATACGAGGATGTTGCCGGAGAACTGCCTTACCGTCCGGAGGTAAACTGAACTTATGACGAAAAACGAGACTGACGCCGCCTATTTCGACTGGATGTGTGGTCTTGTAGCGAAAGATTTTAAAGACGGCGGGCGTCAGTATCGTAATCTACTGAACACGCTGAACCGAATTGACTTCCGCTACTCGATTCCGCTGGATTCCAACCGAGAGGCAGACGGCATTGATTTGCGATACCGTTTCGGCTATGAGAAACATGTCAGAGACTATGTTATCGCAAGATATTTGGATGACCACCCGTGCAGTGTGCTGGAAATGATGATTGCATTGGCTCAGCGATGCGAAGAGAGCATTATGGACGATCCGGAGGCGGGCAATCGCACCGGCGTTTGGTTCTGGGCTATGATCTCGAATCTCGGCCTTGAATGTATGAGTGATGACGATTTTGATGAGCTCTATGTCGAAGAGCACATCCAGCATTTTTTGGACCGCCAGTATTCCTATCAGGGAGATGGCGGTCTTTTCTTTGTCCGAAAGCCGCCTATGGATATGCGCCGGGTGGAAATCTGGACACAGCTGAACTGGTATCTCAATGAGAACGATTGATATTTGAAAGGGGAAATAGCCATGTATAAAATCGACGGCAACACTGTAATCAATACGGTTGAAGATCTTTTGCCTGTCTTCAATAACAATACCGAAGTGACAGTCACTGCACTGAATATTCTTGAAAAGAAAGTTGGTAAACTCAGCCGCAAAATGAAAATGAACAACCTCACGGGCCTTGCTCTTTGGTTCGGCCTGTTTGGGGTAATTTCGGTTACTGGCGGCATGCTCAAGCAGATGGACATTCAGCGCCAGCGGATTGATATTCTTGAGGGTCTCGTCGAAGATGCCCACAACACTGTAATCAATACTGAGAATAAGGACGAAGAAATGTAATGGTTGACTTTCTCGAAATCGGCCGAGTGAACAAAAAGGGGTATACCGAGGTATACCCAAAGTTTGTTCTCAAGCGCCGTTCTGAAGATTTGATGATTCGGGGCGGAGACTTTTACGCGATTTGGCTCGAAGATCGAGGGCTGTGGAGTACGGATGAGATGGACCTGACGTACCTTGTGGATCAGGAACTAAGCAGGGTGAGCCAGGAAATTCGGGATAAAGGAAATGTCGTAAAAACGCTATACATGTGGGATGCAGAATCTGGCATGATCGACCAATGGCACAAATTCTGCCAGCGGCAATGCCGAGATAACTTCCACATGCTGGACGAAAAATTGATATTTTCCAATCAGGAACTGAAAAAGACGGATTATGCATCAAAGCGTCTGAACTATCCGCTGGAAGAAGGGAATACGCCTGGGTGGGATAAGCTCATGAGCGTATTATATTCTCCGGCGGAGAGGCACAAGATCGAGTGGGCGATTGGATCGATCATTACCGGTGACTCGAAGGATTTGCAGAAGTTTATGGTTCTGTATGGTCCACCGGGCAGCGGTAAATCGACCGTGCTCAACATTATCCAGCAGCTTTTTGATGGATATTACTCGGTCTTTGATGCCAAGGCGCTGGGCAATCCGTCAAACTCGTTCGCACTTGAGTCCTTTAAGACAAATCCGTTGGTTGCCATTCAGCACGATGGTGATTTGTCTCGGATCGAGGATAACACTCGCCTGAACAGTCTTGTCTCTCACGAGTTGATGACCGTAAACGAAAAGTTCCGCTCTGCCTATGCCAATCGGTTTAAAGCGTTCCTCTTTATGGGTACAAATAAGCCGGTAAAGATCTCGGATGCAAGGTCCGGTATCTTGCGCAGACTTATTGATGTAGAGCCCACTGGAGATAAACTTTCCGGCAAAGAATACCGCCATGCCATGAAGCAGATTCCGTTTGAGCTTGGAGGGATCGCTTGGCACTGCAAGGAAGTCTACGAGGAGGACCCGGATTATTACGACGACTATGTGCCGACGAATATGATGGGGGCTTCCAATGACTTCTATAACTTCGTATCGGATTCGTACTTGATATTCTCGAAAGAAAACTCCACGACTCTGAAAATTGCCTATGAGATGTACAAAAATTACTGCGACGATGCTAAAGTGACCTACCCCTACAACAAGCGACTCTTTAAAGAGGAACTGAAGGCTTACTTTACTGTCTTCGAGGAAAAGCATGTAGATCCCGATGGCAATACGATTCGTGGATGGTACGAAGGGTTTGATCTCAATAAATTTGATGGCAGCGGTGAGAAAAAGCCGGTTGAAGAACCCAAAGAGGAACCACCCCCTGCCATTGAGTTTAAAGAGCAGCACTCAGTCTTTGATGATATTTGTGCTGATTGTCCAGCCCAGTATGCCAAAGAGGATGAAACCCCTAAGTGGAAGTGGGACGGAGTTAAAACGAAGCTCAAGGACCTTGATACCCACAAAGTCCACTATGTCAAAGTACCGGAGAACCATATCGTAATTGATTTTGATTTGAAAGGAGGAGACGGATTTAAGTCGTTTGAGCGCAATCTGGAGGCGGCTGCAAAGTGGCCCAAGACATACGCAGAGCTTTCCAAATCCGGCAAAGGCATTCATCTGCACTATTTATATTCCGGCGATGTTACAAAACTCATGCGGATCTATGAAGAAGACATTGAAGTGAAAGTCTTTACCGGCAAAAGCAGCCTGAGAAGAAAATTGACCCTTTGCAATAATCTCCCGATTGCAACGATCAGCTCGGGACTACCCTTGAAAGGAGAAAGCAAAGTGGTTAATTTTGAAGCTGTGAAAAATGAGAAAGCCATTCGAACGATCATTCGTAGGAATTTAAATAAAGAGTATCACGACAATACGCGCTGCTCGATGGATTTCATCAAGAAAACGCTGGACGATGCCTACAATGCAGGTGTTAAGTATGATGTGCGGGACATGTACAATGATATTTTGGTGTTTGCCATGAACTCGACGCACCAATCGGAATACTGCATGAACCTGGTGCCAAAACTGCACTTCTGCAGCGATGAGGCTTCGGCTCCAGTCGTCAACGATGAGGTCCCTATCGCATTCTATGACTGCGAAGTGTTCCCGAATCTCTTCCTAGTCAACTGGAAGGTTGCAGGTGAAGGAAAGACCGTTGGCCGGATGGTGAACCCTACTGCACAAGACATGGAAAATTTGATGAAGTATCGTCTGATCGGCTTTAACTGCCGCAAGTACGATAATCACATGATCTATGCCCGAATGCTTGGATATTCTAACGAGCAGCTGTACGATCTCTCACAACGCATCATTGCCGGTGATAAGAATGCCTTCTTTGGGGAGGCGTACAATATCTCTTACACTGATATTTACGACTTCTCGAACAAAAAGCAGAGTCTCAAGAAATTCGAGATCGAGTTGGGCATCCATCACCAGGAATTGGGCCTTCCGTGGGACAAGCCGGTGGATGAATCGCTTTGGGGCAAGGTGGCTGAGTATTGTGACAACGATGTTATTGCAACGGAGGCTGTCTTCAATGCCCGTAAGGCAGACTGGGTGGCACGGCAAATCCTGGCGAGTTTGTCGGGCCTGACGGTAAATGATACGACCAACCAGCACACTACCAGAATTATATTTGGTGGAGAGAAAAATCCGCAGTGGCAGTTCAATTATCGCGAACTGTGGAAACCTGTGCCTTATACCAAATATGAAGAGCTACGTGAGAAACTGGGTGCCGACTATGATTTCCGTGTCTGGAATGAAAAGGGCGAGCCGCAGTATCGAAGCTATGTGCCTGGCGAGGAGCTGCCTATTGGTTGGAGTATTCTGCCGTTCTTTCCGAATTATGTCTGGACTGGGGCAAAATCGTACTGGTGCACTGATATTTTGGATGCCGACCGGTGTCGAGCAAATCCTGAGTATTTGTACGAGCTTTTGGATCGGCAGAAGGCAGAGGATGAGCGAGCCAAAAAAGCAAATGAAGAACCCGTTGTCTTTATAGAGCTAATCGGCGAAGGCGGTTATGTATACTCGAAGCCGGGCATGTATGGGCACGCTGGACTTGATGATATTGGCTCGATGCATCCATCCAGTCTCATTGCGGAACGGCATTTCGGACCTTATACGAAGAATTTTGCCGACCTGAAAGCTGCTCGTATGTACATCAAACATCACGATGTAGAGGCTCTCAGGGGCATTCTGGACAGCAAATTGGTGCCATTTGCTGAAGCGATTGCTGCTGGCAAGGCGGAGTATGATTGGGACGATCTGGCGTTTGCACTGAAAATTGCAATCAACTCGGTGTATGGACTGACATCGGCCAAATTCAGTAACGCCTTCAGAGATCCGCGTAATAACGACAATATTGTTGCAAAGCGCGGGGCTCTCTTTATGGAAACCCTCAAACGAGAAGTGCAGAAGAAAGGCTTTATCGTGGCACACATCAAGACCGATTCCATCAAAGTGCCCGATGTCACGGATGATATTCTCGACTTCATCGACAAGTACGGCCGGGAATATGGGTACGTCTTTGAGCATGAGGCCACTTACGACCGTATCTGCCTGGTGAACGATGCCGTGTACATTGCTAAATACAATGAGCAGGGTATCATCAACAAGGGCGGAAAACATGCCAATGAATGGACGGCGACCGGCACACAGTTCCAGATCCCGTATGTATTCAAATCGCTGTTCAGCAAAGAGCCTATCAAGTTTGAGGACATGTGTGAGACCAAGCAGGTAACTTCGGCTTTATATTTGGATATGAACGAAGGGCTGCCAGAGGATCAGCACGACTACAAATTCGTGGGCAAGGTTGGTTTGTTCTGCCCTGTGAAGCCTGGCTGTGGTGGCGGTATTCTGGTACGTGAGTCTGACGATAAGAAGACCGGCGGGAAGAAATACTCGGCTGCTACAGGTTCCAAGGGCTATCGCTGGATGGAAGCGGAGATGGTCAAGAAACTTGAGAAAGAGGATTGCATCGATAAATCGTATTATCAGAAGATGTGCGATACGGCGGTGCATGATATTTCAGAGTTTGGCGACTTCGAGTGGTTCGTTTCTGACTCAAAGTATGTTGGGCCTGCGTACGATAAAAATGGTGCTCCTATCTATGATGATGTTCCGTTCTAACGCGAAAAATGCAGCTCCTACTATGGAGAAATCCTAAATTTATTTGGAGGTTTGCATTATGGGTATTATTAAAAGGATTCGTGTTATGCTTGGTTGCGTGATTGCATTGCCGGGGGCATATATGTGGAAGCCCGCATTCGATGAAGGTCGTGAGGAGAAATATGAAAACTTACGATGGTCTGAGAAATTGGGGTATCACATCTTGGACTTCGGGCTTAGCGTCGTAGCCGGACTTACTACGGACGAGCTCTATAAAATCCTAATCAAAGGCGAGAATCAATGATTTCTCAGAAGGCTCCGTGGAAACACGGGGTCTTTTCTTTTTATATTTGAATGGAGTGATATTTTGACTAAAGAAAAAGCAGAAGATCTTTTTAACTATTGGCTCCGTATTCTTGGGATTGAAAATTGGAATATTGTTTTTGATTGGGCAGTACGGAAATCCAACATGGTACTCGAAGATACTTATGGGACATGTACCTATAATCGTGAAATTCAATCGGCCATGATACAAATTATGGACGAGCTGGATATTGGAGCCACGGATACACTTGCGCCTTTTGACTATGAAGTAGTGTTAGTTCATGAGCTTCTTCATATCAAATTTGCATGGGCGGATAATCCGGCTAATGACCTTGAAAAAGCACTTACGCATTCTTTGATCCAAGAGCTTGCAAAAAGCTTTGTTCAAACCAGGCGGACGCCTAACTAAAGGAGTGATATTTTCTGAAAGCAAAAGATTATTTTAAGAAGTACCTCGACACCTACAAACATCGAGAGTATTACGGCTTTACGGAAAGGGAAGTTGGGGCGCTGATCCGTAAGGAGTTTGTCAAGGAGACGAACGAGCTGATCGACCTGAGAAAAATCAAGTCGAACTGGCAGCTTGTGACGATTCTGGGTGAGCAAAACGACAAATGGAATGCCCTGGCAAAGATCTTTAAAAACAACCTGGGTTCAAGCCCTATCAACAAAAATGAGTTTCGTCGCAGAATCGTGCCGGAGGAGTGGCCCTCGGTAAAAGAGCCTGCCGGTGACTGCGACAATGATATTTGAAAAGGAGAAAACTGTAATGGCTGAACGTATGAATAAACTGGTGATCGACAATGCACGTCTGATCTTCAAGAATTTCTCGGGCAAGGGTGATAACTACAATCGTGAGGGCGACCGCAATTTTGCTGTGATTATCGACGATCCTCAGATGGCAGAAAACCTCGCAAAAGACGGATGGAATGTGCGTCCGTTGATCTCCAAAGACCCGGATGAGGAGCCCACTCATTACATTAAGGTGAAGGTCAGCTTCAAGGTTCGTGCTCCGAAGGTTCGCCTGCTCTCGAATCATAAGCAGGTTTTCCTCAACGAAAACACGATCTCCAGCCTGGACTTTGCTAAGATCGAAGAGTGTGGTGTTGTTATCAGCCCGTATATGTGGGAGGTCAATGGTAAGAGAGGCATCTCGGCTTATCTTGACTCGATGTATGCAAAGATCGAGGACGATCCGTTTGCCGATAAGTATGCAGACTATGTGGAAACCGAGATCGATAATCCTGATGGTTGCCCGTTCTGATTGATATTTTGGGGTGCCTGATTTGAGAGGGTTAAACGGCGTATTACGGTACGGCCCCGATGAAAGGAGAAAATTATGTATCGCGTTGGAGATAGAGTAAAAGTTTTTATGGATTGCTTTTCTCTTCATACGGAACCAGGAATAATCAGCTATGTCGAGTTTATTCCAGATAAAAATGAGTTTATTTATTTGGTTACCCTTGACAATGGCACAGGAGACATAGCAGCTGGAGAAGAAAGCATATTGAAAGGAGACTCAAACGATGGGCTTTAAAGATATTAGAGCGATGATGACAATTGCGAATAGGCTCGACAATTTACACTGCAAATTGTACGAATTTTTAGAGTCAGCCACCATGAATACAGCAAAAATGTATTCAAAAGATGAACTTGAAATTGCTAAGATCTTTGCCAGAAGCATCACTGACAAGATATATTTTCGTATTGATGGATTTCCGAACATGAAAATGACATTATGTATCGATATAGATCCTGATGAAATTTTGAGAGAAATTGTTCAGTCAAAACCAAGAGACATGAACAAAATTATAACCAGTGTAACGAAAGGAGAAAATGATGGCTGCATTTATGAAAGGTGACCGGGTTGCTATTATAGATCGGGTGTCACCATTTTGTATGAAAAGTGGACGGATCTCTGATATTCAATTTACTAGCACTAACAACCTTTTCTATAAAATCAACCTTGACAATACCGACAATTCTATTTGGGTCGATGAAAGCAACATTCTTCGAGTCATAAGCCCGAAACATGAACTTTGGAAGTTTTTTATTTACAAAGATCGACCGATTGTCGCATACACTATGGCGGAGGAATTTGAAGGCGAAGAATGGAATACAGTGCTACAAATTGCAAACGATAATGGCATCCCTATCACTGATATTTCTATTCGACTTGGCACTATGAATGAAATTATTTGGGAGAAAGGAGACGCAAATGAGGAAGTTTGAACCTGGTAATGTTCATTCTACTCCTGGTGTGAATGCAAAGCTCGAGGATGCAGGGTTTATGCGGTTTATGATTGTCTCTTTGAACCGGCATATCAACGGTGATTGGGGCAATACGTGCGATGAGGATAAGGCTGCCAACGAGGAAGCACTTGTGGATGGGCTGCGGTTGATGAGTGTCTATAAGCGCATGGACCATCCTGATGACACGATTTGGATCATTACGGAGGCAGATCGAAGTTCTACTACGATTTTGCTGCCAAGCGAATATTGATATTTTGGAGGAACTAATTATGTTAGCTTTTATTGGAATCATTGCCTTTATCGGGGCTGTTGTATTGTTAGTGTCGAGTGCCTTGAGCATTATCAGCTTGGGGATTGCCATTATCATTAAAGTGGCAGCTGCGATTATTGGGATTGGCTGCGGCATTTTGCTTTTGCTGTTTGCAATCTTTTTGATTGAGGAGATGATGGACTTATGACGTTTTTACAGATTTTGGGATTGATTTTGTTACTTATGCCACTTGTTGGCATTTTGATTCTAGCGTTTATTACTGACTGGCGAGGAACTCTCTTTGCCCTAGCTATGGTTGGGATGATATTTCTCGGGGCACTCTTATTAAGAGGTGGATTATGAGTTTACGAGATTGTCTGTACCTTCTGGGCGTTATGGTACTTATATTTGCAGCAGGGATCACTGGACATTGGGATTACCTCGGCCACATGCTCGATGGTGCGGTTATAATGTTTTTATATTTGAAGGGTAAAGAAAAATGATAAAGTTACTAGGATTTATTATGGTTATGAGTCCCTTTGTGTTCTTCTTTTCGTTATTAGATCCGAGCACTGACATATGGGACGCCATAAAACTTACGATGGCCGTTGACTTGGGTATAGCATGTGTTGGCGTTGGCTGTCTTGTTATGGTCGATGGAGGACTGCTTCCATTATGATGAAACTCTATGACTTCCAGCTTGAAGCTATTAAAAAGATGAAGCGGGGATGCATTCTTTGCGGAGATGTTGGAAGTGGGAAGTCAATTACTTCTCTTGGATACTACTATTTACGAAACGGAGGCGATATTGAAAGTTTAAAAGGCGGGGATTATGTACCTATGGATGACCCGCCGAAGGATCTTTATATTATCACAACGGCCCGAAAGCGCGATACTCTCGAATGGGAGAAAGAGCTCGGGCCATTTCTTATGTCCACACATAAGGATTGTGATATTTACAGGCACAACGTTGTGGTGGACTCGTGGAACAACATCAAAAAGTATGTTGGGGTGTACGGTGCGTTCTTTATATTTGATGAACAGCGTGTAGTAGGGTCTGGCAGCTGGGTGAAGGCATTTTACAAAATTACTCGTAAGAACGAGTGGATTTTGCTGTCGGCTACCCCCGGAGATACCTGGAGTGATTATATTCCGGTCTTTGTGGCAAATGGATTCTACAAAAACAAGACAGAATTTCTACGTAGACACGCCGTTTATTCACAGTATTGCAAGTCGTTTCCAAAAATCGAACGATTCGTGGATACAGGGCATCTCTGCAGGCTGCGCAATGATATTTTGGTGCCGATGGATTTCAAGCGTGATACTGTGCAGCATCACGAGTATCTTGTGGCAGAGTTTGATCGAGAAGGGACGAAACAGCTTTTCAGAACTCGTTGGAATCCGTGGAAGAACGAACCGATTGAAAATGCTTCAGAGCTTTATTACTGTGCCAGGAAGATTGCGAACTCTGATATTTCCAGGCAGACGCTGGTTTTGGAAGTGTTTGAAGATCATCCGAGATTGATCATCTTCTATAACTTTGATTACGAGCTTGATATTTTGAAAGGGATGAATTTTGGTGAAGGGGTTGCCGTGGCAGAATGGAATGGGCATAGGCATGACCCCATACCGCAAACCGATTCCTGGGTGTACCTTGTACAATACACTGCGGGGGCAGAAGGATGGAACTGTATCACAACTGACACGATTCTGTTTTACTCCCGAAACTACTCATACAAAATCTCAAAACAGTCAGAAGGGCGCATTGACCGACTGAATACACCTTATAAGGACCTTTATTACTACCATCTCACTTCTAAATCCTTCATTGACCTGCGGATTGCCAAGGCCTACGAAGAGAAGCGGGATTTTAATGCAAATCGAGATTTCAAACGTCACTATGGTGATTTCTGAAAGGAGAAATTCAGATGAAATTCTTAATTGACAGGGCTTCTTTGGGAGCCAATGATGTAAAACCGTGCGAAGGAGCTATAAAACTTGATGGCGGTGGTTATGGGATCAAGTTGCATAGTCTTGACGACCTGATGGACCTTGTAAAAAGCGTTGGCCATCCGGTAATCATTTACGATAGGGATGAGCATGTGTCGATCCCATTTATTCAGATCTACGATGACTATACTGAGTGAGGCTACGTGATGGGATACAAGGCTCATGACCATCAGGAAAGACGGTGTATGGATTGCCTGTTTCTGAAAAGGCGCAAAACCTGGAATAATTCTAAACGATATTATGAATACGGATGGTTCTGCACATGCACAAATCAGGAGATCCACAAAATTAGAAATGAAGATTGCTGGGTACTCAGTGATGCGTACCCATATGGAAAAATGGAGGTTAAGTAAAATGGGTGTTTTTGCTTTTGTTGGCGGTATCATTATTGGGGCTATTTTTAGTGCTACTGCGTTATATTTTACCGCCATGAAAGATGATGAGAAGGAAATTGAGGAAGCTCGTAGAGATGCTGCTACTTGGGAAAACCAGGCGCGGCACTGGGAAGCCGAAGCAATTCGTGCGAAAGACAATGAGCGAATGGCTCGAAAGATGCAGCAGTATTGGCGGGCCCGGTGCATGAATGAACACTTTGGATTTAATGCTGCCTGTGATGGTAACGGAGTCCGACCGGTGGTTGTTTACCGCGATGCGAACAATGATATTTGTGATGGGCTGCTTTTGGCGGCAGTAAAGGAGGAAAATGCAGGATGAAAAAGTATGTTTTGAAAGATACGGCCGGGAATTATTACAAAAATATCATCTCACACTTTAAAGATCCGATCATTACTACCAAAAATAAAGATGAGGCACACACTTTTGCGACCAGGGAAGTGGCAGGAGATTTCATTTGGCTTCTTTCGGTGGTGCACGATCATAAATTTGATTTGGAGGAATTGACATGAGTGAGAACAATGTGCTGATTTTGCAGTGTGATGTGGTGCTCAAGAACTATGATCTGAATGAACTCTATGATACAATCCTCGCGCAAAAGGAGCATGGAGTGATTTTGCTTCCGTCTTATGTCAAAGTTGTGAATATTCCAGAGGAAGTGATCAATGGAGAACTTGTTGTGATGAACAGCGGAGCGCCTGAGCCGGAGATGAACAGTGGGAAACCTGAGCCGAAGAGGTATGTAATCAAACGAGTTAGCGGGAGCAAGGGAGTCTCTTATGTACTGAATGTTAGACCAAGCTATGGACGTGCATTACTTGTTGATTATACAGAGTATAAAATGATCGCTCGAGAATTTCGTGAGAAAGAGGCCAATGAATTGCTGAAAAAGCTCGGAAATGGCTACGAAATGGAGGAACTTTAATATGGAAACTCGTACTAAGGAAGTCTTTTATGATATTTACTGCAAGCAGTGCAAGTATTACGAATTGGAGCCGTACAAAAACCCGTGCAATGAATGCCTGGCTGAACCGTATAACATGGACAGCCACAAACCTGTGAACTTTAAGGAGGATAAGTGATGGAATTTGGTAATGTATATGAAGTGTTCGAACCCGGCGATCTAGTAAAGATCAATAATGTTCGTCATATTCACTATGGACGCACTGGAACTATCATTGGCATATCACATACAGGTCCAGATGATGTTCCTCACTATGATGTCAGACTTGATCCAATTGCGTTTGACGTTGGCCTAGATGTAAAAGGCTTTGATCTTTGGGTAGACGCTAGAAGCCTTACGCACAGATTTCCTGAAAAAACTGAAATTGTAATGGGGCTTCGGAGTTGCAAAACATTGTATCAAGGTTTAAAGAAGTTTCAAGATAAACAAGCAGAGGATACAGTAGAGTATACTAAAGAACTGCGCAACAAACTCATTGGAGGTGCTAATGAGATGAAAAATGTCGATGTTAAGAAGATTATCTTTAGTGGCCCTAAGACGATTGTGCTGTGGAGTGATGGAACAAAAACCATCGTATCCATGAGCAAAGATGAACTGAGATTCGATCCGGAAGCCGCTTTCTGTGCTGCTTACACGAAGAAGATGTTTGGAACGAACAGTAAAATTAAACGTGTTATCAAAGAAAAATCGAATTTTGAAGAATACACGAAAGCTGCCATCGAAAATGCAAAAACCGAATTCGATAAATTTATGGAATGCACATGCCCCTGGCTTTACACAGAAGAGAAACCTACGGAAGTCGAGGCGGCTATCGCAAAAGCAATGTCTGAGTTCTATAAAGAGGAACTTGCCCCAAAGGAGAACAAAGATGATGAAAACTGATTTCACGATCAAACCTGAGAGACGACTTTGCACAGTAAATGGCGAGTATGGATATTTCCATTGCTGGGAGTTTTATATGGAACCTTTGCCTCCTACCGCTACTATGGGTGGGCATAGAGGAGGACAGTATTCTTGTGTTCGCGGGGTAGTTGAGACTGAAAGCGGAATGAGGCTCGTGCATCCTGGGGCAATTCAGTTTGTTGATGAGGAAAATTCTGAGCTCCACTTGATGAACGAGTATGCGAAAAAGAGAAAGGAGAACGACGATGCTGAAAATTGAAAAGACTGATATTCATGGCTGGGAGGCGGCCATTCGTGGGGCTCGGAACTCTTTTAACAGCTGGGATAAGAGTGATAGTGGCCGTGACGCAGATTGGTATGGCAATGATTCCGTGGTTGTTGATGCGGACTCTGAAGAGTATATAGTTCTTCATATTGGGCCTAATGATCAGAAACTTATGAAAAAACTCGCTAAGGCCGGGCCTAGTCATGCGAAGTATCGGCGCTATATTACGGTGACGATGGACGTTACTGGGCCGCTGTACTGGTGGAAAGAGATGGATACTTACAAGGTCGGCACTGTTGGGAATAGCTGCTCCACTATGCATAAGATTGCAGATAAGGAGTTTGAGCTGAAGGATTTCTCATATGAGCATCTTGACGATGAATACGAGTGCGTTAAGTCGCCTTGCGCCGATCCATATGAAGGTGGTTTTCAGACATCGATCGGCCTTCTTCTGGACACTATAGAAGCTCTAAACTGGTGGCGTAAACAATATTTGCATCAGAAAGAAATCAGTTCGGGTCAGGAAAGATTAAATTGGTGCTGGTGGCAGATGATCCAGCTGCTGCCGTCGTCCTACAACCAGAAGCGGACGTTGCTCGTGAATTATGAGGTCCTGGCGAATATTTACCATCAGCGGAAAGGGCATAAACTTGATGAGTGGCAGACGTTTTGCGAGTGGATTGAAGGGCTGCCAATGAGCGAGATTATTACTGAGGAGGAGAAATAATGCTGGCTGTTGCGTTTGCAATTCTGTATGCAGCACATGCACCGATAATTGTATATATTGAAGTTGGAATTGTTTGGTGCATTACCGCTTCCTATAATTTTCATATTCACATGGATAAGTGAAAGGAGACGCAAATGATTAAAATCGGAAAACTTTATATTTGCGACCGATGTGGGAACACTGGATTTTCGGAATACAATGGACCTATGCAGAATCATGGTTTGATTGATCCAGATTGTAATTATTACGAAAAACTCGAAGGCTGGGAGATCCGGGAAGGGAAGAACCTGTGCCCGGATTGTGCCACAGAGTACCATATGCGCCTCAAAGGTTTTTGGAAGGAGGAAAAGTAATGACTGTACGTGAATTTATGGAGATGGGTCTTCCGGGAGAGAATTGGGTTAAACTTGCGAAGCCGATATTTGATGAAGATGGAAAGCAACTTAGATTTGAGGCGTACACTAATTAGATTCAGACGGATGGAGATTATAAAATTCCTTTAACGGACCTCAATCGACTGGTTGTTAATTGGGTAACACTAACCAGAGGGACATGCTTTAATGATGCCGGAATTCTCTTATATACTGTGAAAGGGGAATGATATTTATGCCTTTGGATGAGGAAGTTAAGAAGATTGTCGATGAGGCGGAGACGAAATGCCCTATTTGTGGACAGAAAGTCGTAGCCGAAATCAAGGGTGATATGAAGCACGGATGGTATTTGTGCCGTAAATGTGCGTTTTGCGGCTGGGTAAACGACGGAGAAAAGTATGCCTAAGGAGGGCTGAGTATGATTGATTTAAAGTTCGATAAGAAGGATCTTGACATGGTTCTCGGTTGCCTTGATGACTTAAAGTATGCGTCGTGCAAAGAGGCAGTGGCAGATCCTTACTTTGAGTTTGAGGGCGAGATCGGGGTCGCTACTGATGTTCATGGAATTGTGTTAAGGTATAAGCAACAGAGCGAACACTATATTGAGCTCTATATGGACGCAAATCCCAATCAAAAGGATTACTTTCACTGCCCGAAATGTAAGCGGATTCTTAATGCCCATACGGATTGGAAGTTCAAAGATGAATACAAATTAGGTCATTGCACGATTGTAGGCGGTGAGCCAGGCAAGCGCGAAGAGGTTTTCTACTGCAAAGATTGTGGTTGGACAGGAGAAAAAGTGCCGTTTGAGGAGGTGAAAGAAGGTGGAAATCAGGCAGAATAAGGCTACGAAGGACGTGCATCTCTCGCTGAGGATCGGGAAGGATGACCTTCGGAAACTGAAAACAGTGGCATTTTGGAGCAAAAAATCGACTTCTGAGGTCATTCGAGACACGATTGAATTGGCTTATAAAGTAGAAAAAATGAAGCATCCGGACTGAAAAATGTAGCACAAAATGAGGCCTTTTGTAGCACAAAAATGGCGTGTAGCACAAAAAATAAAAATGTGCTACAAAAATAGGGCAAAATGTAGCACAAAATTTTTGAGGCTGCAAAAGATACCGATTTTATAAGGAAATCATGAAAAAGTCTAAAATTATTACAAATATATCATAAAAACAGGCATTTTGTAGCACAAAAATCGAATGTAGCACAAAAAAATTGCAAAAATTACCCTATTTTATTTATATATACGGATTTATGACAAATATGTAATAAATAGTAATATATAATTAAAAATCCAAAATTTTTTCAAAAATTTGTGCTACATGTGCTACAAAAGTTTTGAAAGGAGATAGACCAATGAGTCGAGGATCTGATTTGATGAATGGTTACATGCATCAGGTTTATTTATATTTTCCTGATTTGTTGGGCAAGGTTATCCACGCCAGAGAGTACGTTCAATTCATGCTCTTGCTTGAGACGAACACCGAGTACGACTATTTCTACAATATCACAAACAACGTCTTGATCCCAATTCCGAAGAGTGATCAAGATTTGGACAAAGAAAGTTTTGCTCGGATATTTGGAGTGTTGCTTCGTCGAGCGCTTGAACGAAGTGGATTAACACAAGAAGAGCTGAGCGAGAAGACTGGCATTCCTCAGGCCCGTATCTCGGATTATCTTTACGGCAAGCATTTTCCGAGTTTTTACCAGATCGATAAAATGGCAAAGGCTATGAACTGCAGTGTGGAGGATCTGCGTTATGTGAAGTAAAAAGTTTACAATTTCCTTGTTGCGGTGGACTGATATTTTGGCTATACTGAAAATGTCCGAGGAAACTACACAAGGAGGTTAAGCAATGGGATTGTTCAATAAGAAACGGAAATCAGAAGTTACGGAAGTAGATGTCTACACAGAACATGGTAATGAGGTTCATGTCTTCGATGGGCCGGATGGCAAAGTGGAAGTGAGCAAAGTCCACATGGCTGACTTCCTGCCGACCGGCGAACAGTGGTGTCCGCATTGCCATGTGCAGTGTGAAGAGCGTGATAGCGGAAAATGGTTTGAATGCCCTGAGTGCGGTTACAGTATTACTGCCGAGGATGCAGAACTGTTTGGCAGCTATCCGACTAAGGCATCCACTTACGATTGATGATTACTGCTGAATATTGATATTTTCCCTATGGCCTGTGCAGAAGTGCATGGGCCTTTTGTTTTGCCCTGATTTCGGCCTGGGGTTCGCGAAAAAAACATGGTGTATTATGAGAGAGATAATATGTCCCGTTTTTAACTGTTTTTGGCAGTTTTCAAGGCATATTGTCTTTTGTTTTGCAAAGGAGAAGGCCTTATGGCAAAAGAAAGCAAATTTCAGAAGGGTCTCATTGATGATCTGAAGAAACGCTTCCCTGGCTGTATGGTGCTGAAAAATGATGCCAATTATATTCAGGGCATCCCGGATTTGATGGTTTTGTACAAAGACCACTGGGCAGCTCTTGAATGCAAAAAGGCGGAAAATGCGAACCACCAGCCAAATCAGGATTACTACGTTGGGCGAATGGCAGAGATGTCGTTCGCTCGTTTTGTTTATCCTGAGAACAAGGAGGATGTTCTGAATGAACTTCAACGATCATTCGAAACTTAGAGGGCAGCACGCCTTTCTGGGTGCCAGTAAGTATCACTGGCTGAACTACGACCCCAACAAGATTGCGGAAGCCTACCGCAACTTTCTTGCCGTGGCGATGGGTACCAGACTGCACGAGTATGCAGCGGAATCCATCGACCTCGGTCAGCGGCTTCCGAAGTCTCACAAAACGTTGAATATGTATGTCAATGACGCGATCGGTTTTAAGCTTAGACCTGAGCAGGTTTTATATTACTCTCCGAACTGCTTTGGCACTGCCGATGCAATTGACCTGCGTGGTGATTTGCTGCGCATTCATGATTTGAAGACCGGCAAGGTTCCGGCACATATTGAACAGCTGATGATCTATGCAGCGTTGTTCTGTCTTGAGTACGGTATCAAGCCGTCGGATATTGACACAGAGCTTCGCATCTATCAAAGCGATGATATTCTCGTGGAGAAGCCAGACCCCAATGATATTCTGGCAATCACTAAGAAGATCGTCGAGGCCGATAAAGTCATTGAACAAGTCAAAGAAATGGAGAGTTGAGTTATGTACCAGGATAAACCGCCGATCGAAGATGTGATGATCCACTACGGTGTCAGTGTCATGGATGGCGCTCCTGGCCGTGGCTCTGGCCGATACCCCTGGGGGTCCGGCGAGAACCCGAATCAGAGAACCGATACGTTTTTGAGCCGGTATCGTGAGTATGCCTGTCAAGGGCTTACAGAGAAAGAGATCGCTGAGAAGATGGGCACTACGACCACCAAACTCCGTGTTCAGCTTTCCTATGCCAAAAGCCAAAAGCGTATGCAGATGGTGGATCAGGCAAAGTCCTTGCGCAAAGAAGGGAAGAGTCTGAATGAAATTGCTGAAATTATGGGCTTTGATAATGATTCTTCGGTACGTTCTTTGCTGAATGAGAATGCGGAGACCCGTATGCGGCAGAGTACGGCTACGGCTGATAAGCTGCGCGAACTGGTCAAAGAGAAAGGTTTCCTGGATGTGGGGCCTGGTGCAGAACGTGAGCTCGGGGTTTCCCGGACTAAGTTCGACCAGGCTCTTTATATTTTGGAGATGGAAGGTTACGACACCTTTAACCGCCGTATTCCGCAGGCTACCAATCCTGCACAGAAGACGACTTTGAAGGTGTTGACACCTCCCGGCACCCAGTACAGCGAGATCTACGATGCCTCTAAGATTCATTCGGTTGGTGACTATGCGATCTCCTACGACGATGGCGAGACGTTTCATAAGCCGTTTGAGTTCCCGTCGAGCCTTGAGTCTAAGCGGTTGATGATCAACTATGCTGAAGATGGAGGTATCCAGAAAGACGGTGTCATCGAGATTCGCCGCGGTGTGAAAGATCTGGACATGGGCAGTCTTCACTATGGTCAGGCTCGTATCTTGGTTGATGGAACTCATTACCTGAAGGGCATGGCTGTCTATGCAGATGATCTGCCCGATGGTGTTGATGTTCGGTTCAATACGAATAAGACCAAGGATGTTCCGATGATGGACGTTCTGAAGAAAGTCAAGCGCGATAAGGACGGCAATGTTGATCGGGATAATCCGTTTGGTTCACTCATCAAGGAGAAGGGCGGTCAAAGCTATTACATCGGCGACGATGGCAAAGAGCATTTGAGCAAGATTAATTGGCGTGCTGTAGAAGGAGATTGGGGCGAATGGGCCGACAAGCTTCCGTCTCAGTTCCTTGCTAAGCAGCCGATTGCTTTGATCAATCGCCAGCTTAAGATCGCTATTGAGGATAAGCAGGCAGAGTTTGATGAAATCAGGTCTCTTACCAACCCCACTGTTAAGCGCAAATTACTCGAGGATTTTGCTGACGGATGCGACAAGAATGCAGTTACGTTACAGGCAGCGGCCTTGCCGAGGCAGAAGTATCAGGTGATTTTGCCGCTTAATTCCATTAGTGAAAATGAGATCTATGCTCCAAACTTTAATGACGGAGAAACCGTTGCACTGATTCGGTACCCTCACGGCGGTCTATTTGAAATCCCTATTTTGAAGGTCAATACCAAGAACGCCGAGGGCAAACGTGTCATTGGTACAAACCCGAAGGATGCAGTTGGTATCAACTCTAAAGTTGCCGAACGCTTGTCCGGCGCTGACTTTGATGGTGATACTGTCATGGTCATTCCGTTTGGCAAAGGCTATAAGATCGCATCCCAGCCCGAATTGGAGGGGCTTAAAGGCTTTGATCCTAAGGTTGAGTATAAGATTCCTGCAGGCGATACCAAAACTAAGCGAATGACTGATGCCAATACTCAGAAACAGATGGGTGTTGTGTCTAATCTAATCATGGATATGACTCTTGCAGGTGCCAGCACTGAAGAGCTTGCTCGTGCAGTTCGGCATTCTATGGTTGTTATTGATGCCAAAAAGCATGACCTTGATTACAAGCGCAGCGAATCCGATAATGGCATTGCCGAATTGAAGCGCAAGTATCAGGGACATTTCGATGAGAACGGTCAGTATCATGAGGGTAGCGCTACTCTGATCACGAGGGCAAAGAGCGAGATCTCTGTGCCTAAACGCCAGGGCAGCGGTGTGATCGATCCCGAAACTGGTAAGAAAACCTACAAGACGGCGGATGATCTCTATTATGAGACCAGTCGTGTAGATAAGAAGACTGGCGAGGTCATCACCAAACAGAAGATGCGCACGCAGCAGTCTACCAAGATGGCTGAGACCGATGATGCCTATACCCTGGTATCCTACCGCCGTACCAAGGCAGAGCTTGCTTATGCCGAATATGCGAATAAGCTGAAGTCTTTGGCAAATGAAGCTCGTAAAGAGATGAAAGCCACTGGCACCCTGAAGTATAGCCCAGAGGCCAAGAAGGCTTACGAGCCGGAAGTCACCCGGCTCCAGTCAGCCCTGGCCCTTGCCAACTCGAATAAGCCCCGTGAACGTCAGGCACAGGTCATCGCTAACGCCCGTATCAAGGAGAAGATCGAGGCCGACCCTGACCTTGCCAATGATAAGAAGATGCTCAAGAAGGTATCCCAGCAAGCTATAGTAGCCGCCCGCCAACAGGTGGGGGCTAAGCGCCACCCCATTACCATTAGCGATAAGGAATGGGAAGCCATTCAGGCAGGCGCTATTTCAGACAATGTGCTGTCCCAGATTTTGGATAGCGCTGACATCGATAACTTGCGGCAACGCGCCACACCTAGAGCAAACAACGAGCTTAGCAATGGTAAGATCGCATTGATTAAAGCTCGTGCTGCTTCTGGTTATACAAACGCACAGATTGCCGAAAGCCTCGGCATTTCTGCTTCTACTGTGAGTAAATACTTGAACGCTTAAGGAGGTGAAGTCTTATGGTTCAGTACATGTTGACCACTTACGATAACCCATACAATCCGTTCCAGGACTTCTCCAAGTGGTTCTTGTGGGACACGGAAAAAGGGTACAATTCGTGTGCATATCTTGCTCGTGTTGCAGCTGATTCTGATTCTTTTGATGAGAAAGAAGAAAATGCTGCTATTGAGCAAGCAATTGATGAAATCATTTCTGCTGACTTTATGAATGTTTATTGCAAACTTCGTTTTGATGGCGAGAAAACAGATTTTGTTGATGTGAAGAGAGAAAATGTAGTAAATCAAACAGCTTAACCGCACTATAGACATTGTTTAACCATAGGGAGGGGGTCGTGTTTTTAACACCCCCTCCCTACATCGCGGCCCTCCTTGATATTTCTCCGGGGGAAGAATTTGGGAAAACAGCTTTAAACCGGCTTGTGGACCCTTTTATATTTCCTCCGGCTTTTTGTAGTGGTATGTAGGTTTCTATGACTGTTTTAGAGTCAGAACCTCCTTTATTTCTCCTTTCTGGGGTTATCTACACCCCTACATACCACTACAAAAAGCCGGAGAATCTGACAAGAAAGGAGTCGGAAACAGTTGAGAAGAGCAAAGACTACCAATGAATCTGGCTCGAAAAGGACGATTAGACCGGCTCTGACGCCGGAAGCACGGGAAAACCAGCTGATTGAGCTGGCGATGGACCTTGCGGAGAAGCGAATCCTTGAAGGAACAGCTTCCAGTCAGGAACTTACCCACTTTTTAAAACTTGGCTCCCAGAAAGCAAGGCTTGAAAAGGAAGCACTTGAGAAACAGATCGAGTTGATGGAAGCCAAGAAGAATAATCTTGCTGCTGCAGCCCAGATGGGTGAGATGTACGAGGAAGCTATTAAGGCTATGAGACGGTATAGCGGCCAGGGAGAAGAAGATGCTTAGGACATACACAGAGCTATGCGGATATTCTACCTTTGAGGAACGCTATGAGTACCTTAGGCTTGATGGTGAAGTCGGTGCTGATACATTTGGGTTCGACCGTTACCTGAACCAGATATTTTACCAGAGCGAAGAGTGGAAACAGCTGCGGGACCGAGTGATTGTACGGGATGGTGGATGCGACCTTGGGATGGAGGGGCATGAGATCAATGGTTTTTGGAAGAATGGCAAGTATGTCCGACCGAAAATCCTGATCCACCATATGAATCCTATCTCCAAAGAGGACATCCTGAAGCGCAGTGATTTGCTTTTGAATCCGGAGTATCTGATCACCACGATTACACGGACACACAACGCTATACATTATGGGGACGCGGATCTTTTACCGAGAGGCCCCGTTACAAGGGCACCGAATGATACCTGCCCCTGGAAATGAGGTTAAGTATGGAAAGTATCCTGAACTCCATCAAGAAGATGCTGGGCATTGCTGAAGATTACGATGTGTTTGATACCGACATTATCATCGACATCAATTCCGTTCTCTCGATTCTGACCCAGTTGGGGGTAGGGCCGAAGACTGGATTTTCAATCAGCGATGCTTCGGAGACCTGGGACATGTTTATCCCGGAGGACCCGAGGCTGAACGATGTGAAGACCTACATGTACATGAAAGTACGGCTACTCTTTGATCCGCCCACCAGCAGCGCAGCTATTGCCTCGATGGAAAAGCTGATCTCCGAGTTTGAGTGGCGGTTGAATGTGGCAGCAGAGACCTGCGATTGCAGCTGACGAGGAGGAATCAAAATGTGGTGCTACAGGGACTATGATGAATTGTATCATCATGGCATTCTGGGTATGAAGTGGGGTGTAAGACGGTACCAGAATAAAGACGGTACTTTGACCCCGGCGGGCCGGAAACGGTATGGCGATGGGGGAGAAGAGACCCCGGCCAACGAAAGTATTGATAAGAAAAAAGAGCGAATCCGGAAATCCAGAAATGCCAAAGAAGTTTACAAAAATGCGGAACTTTTTGACGATAAGGAATTGACTGAAATTTACAGCCGTCTAGCTGTGGAGAAGAAGATCAAGGACCTTATTCCGAAAGAGACTAACAAGGGCAAAGAATTTGTAGACAAGGCAATCGCTACCGTTGATACTGCCAACAAGGTTTTGGACAGCGGAACCAAGCTGTATACCAATGTTGACAAATTGATCAAGATGCTGGATGACCAGAACAAGAAGAAATAAGGAGACATTATGGCACTCTCTAATACTGCCGTACCGAGATATTACGGCCAGTTCAGAGAGGCCGTGATCCGGGGTGAAATACCTATCAGCCGAGAAGTGGAACTGGAAATGCACCGGATCGATGATCTGATTGCTAACCCAGGCATCTACTACGATGACGAGAAAGTCGAAGGCTGGATCTCTTTTTGCGAGAACGAGTTAGTCTTGACTGACGGTTCTGATTTGCATCTGCTGGATACCTTTAAGTTATGGGGTGAGCAGGTGTTTGGCTGGTACTACTTTATTGAGCGAAGTGTGTACGAGCCAAATGAGGACGGCCATGGCGGCCACTTTGTAAACAAGAGAATTAAGAAGCGACTGATCACCAAGCAGTACCTTATCGTTGGACGAGGTGCTGCTAAATCTTTGTATGCCTCTTGTATGCAGGCCTACTTCCTGACTGTGGATACTGCAACTACCTTACAGATTGCTACTGCGCCGACCATGCGCCAGGCGGATGAAACCCTTTCGCCGATCCGGACAGCTATCACTAGATCCAGAGGGCCTTTGTTCAAGTTTTTGACCGAAGGCTCTTTGCAGAATACGACCGGTTCCCGAATGAATCGTGTAAAGCTGACGCCGACCAAGAAGGGCATCGAAGATTTCCTGACTGGGTCTCTTTTGGAGATCAGACCTATGGTAATCGACAAACTCCAGGGCTTGCGTGTTAAGTGTGCGACCGTGGACGAATGGCTTTCCGGTGACATCCGGGAAGATCCAATTGGTGCTATTGAGCAGTCGGCCAGTAAGGAGCAGGGTGGAGCCTACAACAACGACTATCTTATCATTGCTACGAGCTCTGAGGGTACTGTACGAAACGGCAGCGGTGACACAATCAAAATGGAGCTTATGAAGATCCTGAAAGGTGATTATGTCAACCCGCATGTTTCGATTTGGTGGTACAAGCTGGACTCTGTAGACGAGGTAGGAGACCCCAATACCTGGCTGAAGGCGAACCCGAACCTTGGTAAGACCGTTACCTACGAGACTTATCAATTGGAAGTAGAACGTGCTGAACAGAACCCGGCGGTTCGCAATGATACTTTGGCAAAGAGATTCGGTTTACCCATGGAGGGTTATACTTACTACTTTACCTACGAGGAAACGCTGCCGCATCGGCACAGGGAATACTGGAAGATGCCGTGTGCTTTGGGGGCGGACCTTAGCCAGGGTGATGACTTCTGCGCATTTACCTTCTTGTTTCCGCTTTCCAACGGGTGCTTTGGTGTTAAGACGAGGAACTACATAACCTCGTTGACATTGATGAAGCTCCCGGCGGCTATGCGGCAGCTGTATGACCGGTTTATGGCCGAAGGCAGCCTTGTGGTTATGGATGGCACTGTTTTGGATATGATGCAGGTCTATGACGACTTGGATGCTCACATTGCCCAGTATGAATACGATGTTCGGGCTTTTGGCTTTGACCCCTATAATGCGAAAGAGTTCGTGGCCCGATGGGAAAACGAGAACGGGCCTTTTGGTATCGAGAAGGTTATCCAGGGCGCTAAGACGGAATCTGTACCATTGGGCGAGTTGAAGAAGCTGGCAGGGGAGAGGATGCTGTTGTTTGATGAGGAGCTTATGACTTTTGCTATGGGCAACTGCATTACTTTGGAAGATACAAACGGCAACCGAAAACTATTTAAGAAACGATATGAGGAAAAGATCGATGCTGTAGCAGCCATGATGGATGCTTATGTGGCATACAAGATCAACCGTGAACAGTTTGATTGAGGTTAAACAATGGAAGAAAATTACTCTTTTGGCTCCAGGATAAAACGTGCCTGGAATGCGTTCTTGATTCGAGATCCCCCGGTTTATCGCGGCGGTGAGGTTAGTTATGGCTACCGACCTGACCGTGTACGGTTTACGAGAGGTAATGAGCGAACGATCGTGACCTCGGTTATAAACCGTATCGGCATTGACTGCGCTGCAATCAAAATGGTTCATGCCCGGATGGATGAGGATGATCGTTTCCTGAAAGAAATCGACAGCGGGCTAAACAACTGCCTGAATGTGGAAGCGAACATTGACCAGACAGGCCGTGCGTTTATCCAGGACATGGTTATGAGCCTGATGGACGAGGGCTGCATCGCGATTGTTCCAGTGGATACTACCTCCAGCCCGCTTATGACCAATGGATACGACATCCAGAGCTTGCGGGTTGGCAAGGTGATCGAATGGTATCCCGATCGGGTACGGATTCGGCTTTACAATGACCAGACCGGGCGGCAGGAAGAAGTTACTCTGCCCAAAAGCATTGTTGGCATTGTGGAGAACCCGCTGTTTGCGGTAATGAATGAGCCTAACTCGACGATGCAGCGCCTGATCCGTAAGTTGGCCCTTTTGGATGTTGTGGACGAGCAGACCAGCTCCGGTAAGCTTGATCTGATTATCCAGCTGCCTTATGTCATCAAGACAGAGGCCCGGAGGAAACAGGCTGAAGAACGGCGAAAGCTTGTGGAAGATCAGCTGGCAGGGTCCAAATACGGCATTGCTTACACTGATGGCACCGAGCGCATTACTCAGCTGAATCGAAGCCTTGATAACAACCTGATGAAGCAGATCGAGTATTTGCAGAATCTGCTTTGGAGCCAGTTGGGTATTACCCAGGCTGTTATGGATGGCACCGCCGACGATAAGACAATGCTGAATTACTACAACCGAACGATTGAACCGATTGTATCCGCTATTGTGTTGGAGATGCGGCGAAAGTTCCTGACTAAGACGGCCAGGAGCCAACACCAGTCAATTGTGTTCTTTAACGATCCGTTTAAGCTGGTGCCGGTGGCGCAGTTGGCTGACGTAGCTGATAAGTTCCGCCGCAATGAGATCCTGAGCTCGAACGAACTGCGACAGATCGTAGGCTATCGCCCGAATGAGGACCCGAAGTCTGATGAGCTGACCAACCCCAACATCAGTCAGAGTAAGGAAGAGGTTGCCGATAATAAACCGATCGTTCCTAAGGAGGAGAATCAAAATGGCAAAGCGTAATTACGATTGCCGTGGCTGGGCCACTAAATTTGGTGTGCTTTGCGGCGACGGCCTAACGATTATGCCGGGTGCATTCCGAGAGCAGGACGGCCAGGAAGTGCCACTTGTATGGAACCACCAGCATAATGATGCCAAGAATGTTCTGGGCCATGCCCTTTTGAAGGCTGAGCCCGAGGGCATGAGGGCTTATGTGACCTTTAACGACACTGACCAGGGACGTAATGCGAAGGCTCTTGTGAAGAACCGTGACATTACGTCCTTTTCCATTTGGGCAAATGGGCTGCAGTATGCCGGCGATAAAAGCCGAGGCAATGTGGCCCATGGCATTATCCGAGAATTGAGCCTGGTGCTGGCCGGTGCTAACCCCGAGGCCCATATCGATGAAGTGCTTGCCCATGGCGAGGCCAGTGTTGATGAGGGCGTTATCTATAACAATGCCGGTGATATGGAATACGATTCCGGTGAGTTTGATGACACCCTTGAACATTCCGACGACAAAAAGGAGGAGCCTGAGATGGCCGAAGAAACTAAGAAAACCGAAAATGAGGAGACCGTGAAAGACGTGTACGATTCCATGTCTGACAAACAGAAGCAGGTTGTGGACTACATGGTTGGCATGGCTCTGAATAAAGGCAAGAAAACCGAAGACACTGAGGAGGAAACTGAAGTGAAGCATAATATTTTTGATAAAGAGACCGAGCGTACTGAGGATGTTCTGTCCCATGACGCTATGACCACCATCATCAACGACGCTAAGAAGGGCCGCCTGACTTTGAAGGAGGCTACCGAGGATTATCTGGAGCATTCCGAGGGTGATTATGGCATCAAGCAGATCGACCAGCTGTTCCCGAACTACAAGGAGCTGAATACTCCCCCGAAGTTCATTGATCGTGATCAGAGCTGGGTCAGTGTTGTGATGAACGGTGTTAAACATGTTCCTTTCAGCCGTGTTAAGACCAGCTTTGCTGATATTACCGCCGATGAAGCCCGTGCCAAAGGTTACACCAAGGGCAAGAAGAAGATCGAGGAAGTCTTTACCCTGCTGAAGCGTACCACCGATCCCCAGACTGTTTATAAAAAGCAGAAGTTCGACCGCGATGATATTATTGACATCACGGATTTCGATGTTGTTGCTTGGGTCAAGGGCGAGATGCGCGGTAAGCTGAACGAGGAACTTGCCCGTGCTTTCCTGATTGGTGATGGCCGCTCCAGCGCTGCTGATGACAAGATTCAGGAAACTCATATTCGCCCGATTTGGACGGACGATGATCTGTTCACTGTGAAGCGTGAAGTTACCATCGGCACTACCGAGGGCGAGACCGCCAGCAACCTGATTGACGATACCATCCGCGCCCGCAAGGAGTACAAGGGTTCTGGCAACCCGACCCTGTTTACCAGTGAGGACGTGCTGGCTGAGATGCTGCTGCTGAAGGACAAGAATGGAGTTCGTCTCTACAAGAGCGTTGATGAGCTGGCCACCGCTATGCGTGTTGCTAAGATTGTTACCATTCCTCAGTTCGAGAACCTGACCCGTGAGGTTTCCGCTGGTGGTAAGAAGGATACCTTTACCCTGAAGGCCATCATGGTCAACCTGGCTGATTACACTGTTGGCGCTGACAAGGGTGGCGCTGTGTCTATGTTCGAGGACTTCGACATTGACTACAACCAGGAGAAATATCTGATTGAGACCCGCTGCTCCGCTGCCCTGACCGTGCCGAAGTCTGCTATTGTCTTTGAGACTAAGGCTACCAGCGGTATTGGCGGCTGATCGCAGGTTAGCCATCACTAACCTAAAAGGAGATTCTCATGGCTAAATTTTACGGAAACATCGGATACTGTAAGCTGACTGAGACCGCGCCCGGTGTACATACCGAGGAGATTACGGTTCGGCCTTATTATGGCGATTTTATCCGGAATACACGGAGACTCCAGGGGACGGAGCACCTGAACGACGATCTCATCATCAGCAGTCAGCTGAGCATTGTATCCGACCCGTATGCCCGTGAGAATTACTTTGCGATGCGTTATGCCGAATTTAATGGGGCAAAGTGGAAGATCAACGAGGTCGAGGTGCAGTATCCACGACTGATCTTGACGTTGGGAGGTCTTTACAATGGGGACGAGACTTGAGCTCCACCATGATTTGTGTGAGGTTTTGGGCTGCCCGGAAACCGGAAAGGATTGCAGGGTGTATTTTCAGCCTACGGTGAATACCCAGCTGAAGTATCCATGCATCCTTTATGAGTTGAGTACAGCCGATACCAAATTTGCGGACAATGCCCCGTACCGATGGACAAAACGCTATCAGGTCACTGTGATTGATAAGAACCCGGATACGAAAATTCCGGAACTTATCGCACAGTGGCCGCTTTGTTTGTTTGACCGTTTTTATACGGCCGACAACCTAAACCACTATGTATTAAACCTTTACTATTAAAGGAGGACAATCAAAATGGCAGCTATTACCTGGGATGATACCGGCAAGCGCTTTTACGAAACTGGCGTTGACCACGGTGTTCTGTACCCGTATAACACCGCTTCTAGCAAATATACCCCCGGCGTGGCCTGGAATGGCCTGACCTCGATCTCCGAGAGCCCCTCCGGCGCAGACGAGACCGCCCTGTACGCCGACAACATCAAGTATGGTTCCATGCGTGCAGCCGAGGACCATGGTGGCACCATCGAGGCTTACACTTATCCTGATGAGTGGAATGAGTGCGATGGTCGTGTGCAGGTCGCCAAGGGTGCTTATGCCAGCCAGCAGAGCCGCAAGATGTTTGGCCTGTCTTACCGCACCAAGATCGGCAACGATGTCAGCGATGAAGCTGGCTATAAGCTGCATCTGGTGTATGGCGCCACGGCTTCCCCTTCGGAGATGAGCCATGAGACCATCAATGACAGCCCTGACGCTGCGACTATGAGCTGGGATTACACCACCAACCCTGTTGCTGTTGCCGGCCATAAGCCGACTGCACACATCGTGATCGACAGCCGCACTGCGGACAAGAGCAAACTGGCTCAGTTGGAGGCCAAGCTGTACGGCGGCGAAACCGACCAGCCTGAACTGCCGCTGCCTGCCGAGGTTCTGACTCTGCTTGGCGAAGTCGGCGCATAACTACGTTCTTTGAAAGGAGAAAATGACCATGCTTAAGAAAACCATTACCTATACCGATTACGACGGCCTGGAGCGTACCGAGGAATTCCGTTTTAATCTGACCAAGGCTGAACTGATGGACATGGAACTGACTACGGTCGGCACCTTCAGCAAGCTGATGCAGAAGATCATTGACGAGAAAGACATGGTACGACTGGCCAAATATTTTAAGGAACTGATCCTGAAGAGTTACGGCGTGAAGAGCGATGACGGCAAGCGCTTTATCAAGAGCCCTGAGCTGAGTGAGGCTTTTAGCCAGACTGAAGCTTACAGTGAGCTTTATATGGAGCTGCTTGGCAACAGCGAGTATGCTGTAAAGTTCATCCAGCAGGTCATGCCGAAGGATCTGGACCAGAACGAAGTTGTTCCGGCAGGCAATGTGACGGTTTTGCCTAAAGCATAAGGCATGAGGAGAGATAAGGAATGCTTGAGATTACGGTAGCCCCGAGAGAGTATTACGACGAGGAGAATAACCAGTTTATTACGGTACCGGAGCAGAAACTTGTGCTTGAGCATTCCCTTATCTCCCTTTCTAAGTGGGAATCAAAATGGCACAAAGTTTTTTTAAGTGACGAGGCTCATACCAAAGAGCAGCAGATCGATTATATCCGCTGTATGACGGTGAACAAGGCTGTAAACCCGATGGCTTATTACGGGATTACCAATAAACAGCTGGCTGAGATCGATGCATATATCGAGGACCCTATGACAGCCACCTGGTTCGCGGATGAGAAGCGAACGGGAAAGAAAAAAGTTATTACTAACGAAGTGATCTATTCCTGGATGGTGGATTTGGGTATCCCGGTTGAGTTTGAGCGCTGGCATCTGAACCGGCTGATTACTTTGGTACGGGTTTTAAATAATAGCCATGAACCGAAGAAAAAGATGAGCAAAAAAGCTACCTTTGATAGATATGCAGAGCTAAATGCTAAGCGCCGGGCAAAGACCGGTACCAAAGGATGATTCCCTTTTAGAAGGAGAGATAAAAAATGAGACTTGCAGGCGGTATTACCAACGGACGAGTGCGAGTCCGTTACAATTATGCAAGATATGGTTATACCCGTGGCGGAGGAAAGACCTGGCATGGCGGTATTGACCTGGAACTTTTGGACGATAAGGAATATTTCGCCCCTTATTACAAAGATGGCACGAAAGTGAAGTTTAAAGTTACGAGAGCCAGAATTGTGACTTACAAATCCAATAGGACCTGGGAGTGGGGGTACTATATTTGCCTGGAAGTGCAGAATCCCCCGAAGGGCAGCCGGACGAGGTATATCTACCTGTGCCATAATGCAAAGCTGCTTGTTAAGGCCGGGGATATTGTAGAATCTGGTGACTTAATTGCCGTTATGGGTAATACCGGCAACGCGGCATTGGCTGACCCTCCGTATGAACATGTGCACTTTGAGTGCCGCGAAACTGCACTGGGAACAGGCATTGATCCGACAGAATATTGCGGTTGCCCGAATGCAGTGGGCACCTATGGAGAGGAGAGCAAAATCGTGAGTGATGAGATCAGGATTGATGTATCAAAGTACCAAAAAGCCATCAATTGGACGAAGGTCCCGTATAAGGCATTTATCCGAATTGGTTACCGCGGGTACGGTGATGCTGGTAGGTTGGTAACTGACGAATACTTTGAAAAGAATACTGCAGGAGCCCTTGCTAACAATAAGTTGGCAGGGTTCTATTTCTTTAGCCAGGCATTGAATGCTGCAGAAGGCAAGGCTGAGGCTGAGTATGCGGTTAAGGTTCTGAATGGCCGCGGTAAGGGCCTGCCGATTTTCTTTGATGCAGAATATTCGAGCGAAAAGTCCCATAAGGGCCGTGCCGACCATATTACTAAGTCGGCAAGAACTGCGGCGGCTGTGGCTTTCTGTGAGAGAATCCGTGAACTTGGTTATCTGCCGGGCCTTTATACCTATACGAACTTTGCTTATTCGAACATTGACTATGCGAATCTTGTGAATGGAAATGGCTATATCGGCTGGCTGTCAGATACCAGAACAAACTATGATACTATGCTGCCTCGCCATATCCACCAGTATAAGCAGGGCATTGTGAGCGGTATCAACGGGGAAGTAGACCTGGATCGGATTATCAAGACGTGGTCTACCGACATCACCCCCTCGGAGCCTGCAAAACCTGCTACCGGCACAGTGCAGAAGATCACGATTGGACCCGTAAGCAATGGTGATGCCATGAAATTTTACAATTTGGCAAAAGAGCTGAAGCTGACAGACATGGGACTGTATAAGGCTGAGTACGTGTAAGGAGAATCAAAATGGCCATTGTTTTTAAGCATAAGGGTGACTTTAAAAAGACAAAGCGGTTTTTAAAGCGCATGTCCGAAGAGGAATACCTGAAATGCCTGGATAAGTATGGCCGGAAAGGGGTAGAGGCATTGGCCCTGGCTACCCCAAGGGACAGCGGCAAAACTGCTGAGAGTTGGGACTACCGGATCAACCGGGATAAAGACGGTGTGAAGATCACCTGGACCAACAGCAACGTGAATAAAGGCGTGAATATTGCAATCATCCTGCAATACGGTCACGGAACAAGGAATGGCGGATATGTTCAGGGTAGGGATTACATCAACCCGGCTATCCGCCCTATTTTTGACCAAATGGCAGCTGAGGTTTGGGGAGAGGTGACAAAGGAATGAGTTCGTCTATTGACCAGCGCATTGTGGAAATGCAATTTGACAATGCACAGTTTGAAAAGGGCATTTCGACCTCTTTGAAAAGCCTTGACAACCTGGAAAAAGGACTAAAGCTGGACGGAGCCAGCAAAGGATTACAGAGTGTTGCGAATGCTGCAAACTCTATGAACTTTGATGGCTTGCAGAGCGGCATTTATGCTGTGCAGCAGAAGTTCAGTGCCTTGGAAGTGATTGGCATTACCGCATTACAGCGCATTACGAACCAGGCTATTTCTGCCGGTGCGGCCCTTGTGAACTCTCTTTCGATGGACCAGATCTCGGCCGGTTGGAGTAAATACGGTGCTAAGACCAAAGCAACCCAAACGCTGGTCGCCCAGGGAAATGCCCTGGAAGACGTGAATAAGCAGATGGAGCAGCTGAACTGGTTCACCGATGAAACCAGCTATAACTTTACCGACATGCAGGAGAATATTGCTAAATTCACCGCTACCGGCAAAGGACTGGAAGAATCCGTTACTGCCATGGAGGGTATTGCCCTTTGGGCTGCGGCATCGGGCCAGAATGCCACTACTGCAAGCCGTGCGATGTACCAGCTGAGCCAGGCAATGGGCGCTGGTGTGATGCGCAAGGAGGATTACAAGAGTATTCAAAATGCAAGTATGGATACCGATGAATTCAGACAGAAATGCCTGGACGCCGGTGTTGCATTGGGCACTTTGAAGAAAAATGCTGATGGGACCTATAAGTCTTTGATGGCGAACTCTAAGGCTTTTAATAAATCCCAGTTTGCAGAGCATCTGACGGATGACGCTTGGCTTACAAGCGATGTCATGATGCGGGTTTACAACGATTACGCCAAGGCCGTTGACCAGATCTATACCTATGTGCAGGACAAAGCAGATGCAGGTGAGATCATCACTACCTCGGAAGCCATTGAGGCGATGGGTGATAAGGTTGATGCCTTTGGTTTGAAAGTATTTAAAGCCGGTCAGGAAGCACGTACCTTTGACGATGCCATCGACTCTGTAAAGGACGCTGTTTCTACTGGCTGGATGAAGACTTTTGAACTGATCTTTGGCGACGCCGAACAGTCTACTAAGTTGTGGACTGACTTAGCGAATGACCTTTATGAGGTATTTGCTGAAGGCGGCAACGAACGCAATGATTATCTGGAACGGTTGATGGGCAAGCAAAGCGACGCCTTGACAGAAGCCCAGTGGAAGACGGTTGCAGAGACTACGACCGCCACCGATACTTTGAAACAGGCGCTGATGGAGACGGCCAAAGCCCATGGTGTTGCCATTGACGAGATGATCAACGATGAGACAAGTTTTGAGCAGTCGCTTTCCAAAGGTTGGCTGACTTCTGGAATCTTAAGCGAGACTTTGAAGAAATTTACCAACGATACGGTAGAAAGTACCGAAGATCTGACCAGTAAACTTGATGAGTACAAAAAGATTGCCAGTGATGTTATCCAGGGCAATTACGGCAATGGTGCTGCACGTAAGACGGCTTTGGCTGAGGCCGGGCAGGACTACGCAACGATCCAGGGTATTGTTAATAAGATGCTTGCTGGGACTGAGATCACAATTGAGGATCTGGGCGATGCCCAGCTTAAATCTATTGGTTATACTGATGACCAGGTTGCAGCCCTGAGAGAACTTGCTAAACAGGCAGAAGAGACCGGCACACCACTGAATGAGCTGATTGAAAGCCTGAATAAACCGTCCGGCCGGGATCTGGTTGTTGAGTCGTTTTCAAATGTGCTGCACGGCTTGATGGGGGCCATTGAGACTGTAAAATCGGCTTGGAGCGAGGCTTTTCCGACGCCGACCGTTGAGCGGGTCTATTCTATTCTGGAAGCCATCAACAAATTTACCCAGAAGTTAGTCTTGACTGACGAAAACTCTGAAAAGCTGAAAAATACGCTGAGAGGCTTGTTTGACGTACTTGGTATCGTTACTGATATTACATCTAAGTTGGCCGATGGGGCTTTTAAAATTTTAAGCGCCGTTATGGGCGACGTCCATGTAAATGTACTTGATTACACGGAGGCTATCGGAAAGAATCTTACGGCCACTCGTAAATGGATCAGAGAGAATGAGACCCTGAATAAAATCATTGATACTGTGGTTGATACCGTAATCAAGTGGGTGCAGGCCATTAAGAAGTGGATCAGCGAGCACCAGATCGTTACAAAAATTGCACGAACTCTGAACACAATCTTTACCACGATGGTATCGGTGGTAACAAAGACGGCGACTGCGGTTTCAAAATGGTGGAAATCTTTTACCGGAATGCCTGCTGTGCAGACGGCCATTGAGAAATTTAAAGAGTTGTTCTTTGAACTTTTGGAAAAGGGCAAGGAGCGATTGGATGATTTCGGGCCGAAAGTGCAGGAATTCTTTGAAAATTTCAAGGGATTTGACAGTCTGGATTTCAGCAGTGTATTGAGCCTGTTTACTTCTTTTACGGATGCAGCCGGTTCCGGGCTCGGAAATGTGATTGACAAGCTGGATCAGCTGAAACAGAACATTTCTGGATTTGTTGGCTCTGTAAAAGAGAAGTTTGCGCCATTGCAGGGGTTTATTGAGCAGTTCCAGCAGCTGGCCAGCCAGGGTGTGAAGAAGTTTACGCTTGGAAAGATCCTGACGGCTGCTACTGGCATTGCTGTTGTGGCCTCTTTGACAAAACTGGGGGATGCCCTGACTGCTGTTAAAAAGTCCACAGAAGGTATTAAAGACAGCCTGGTTGGGGTGCTTGGTGGCGTAAAGGGTGTTTTGACCGCTTACCAGAAAGACATTCAGGCGAGAAGCATCATTAAGATTGCAGCGGCCATTGCAATTTTGGCGGTTGCGGTTGGCGCACTTACGTTCTTGGATCAGAACAAGTTGCAGAGTTCTGCCATTGCTCTTGGTGCTTTGGGCGGAGGTCTGATCGTGCTTACAGGCGCACTGGGTGTCCTTGAAAAGAAAGGATTCCTTGGCAATACCACCGGGGCCGCAGCGTCGATGATTGCTATGGCTGGCAGCTTGCTTTTGATGATTCTGGCATTTAAACAGATTCAGGATTTAGATGTTGACTTTTCGAGTCTTGCCAAGAATCTGCTGGTTATGTTCAGTATGATGGGCACATTGGTTGCCGGAATGTGGGCTGTAAATAAGATTGGTGGAGGCAGTGTCGGCTCGGCACTTTCATTGATTGCTTATGCGGTTGCCATGAAGCTAGTAGTAAAGACACTTGGTGACATTAGTGTAATGCCATTGGATTCTATTGTAGCCTCTTTATTCAAAATGAGCACAATCATGCTTACTCTTTCGGCAGCTGCCAGAGTGGCAGGAAAGGGGAGTATGGGAGGAGCCGCATCTCTGATTGCAATTGTGTATTCACTACAACAGATGCTAAAGATGATCCAGACAGTGAGCGATATGCCGCTGAAGACCATGTTGAAAGGCCTTGGTATGCTTGGCGGAATTATGCTGGCATTGGAATGGGTTGTTACTGGTGTAGGCAAAGCTGGAGCAAATGCGGATAAGGCCGGTAAATCTTTGCTGATGATCAGTGCTGCCCTGTACATCATGGTGGAGGTCATCCGTAACATCGATGATTTGAACAGCTCGGCTTTGACTAAAGGCATTGCTACCATTGGATTGATGAGCATGTTCTTTGCAGTGTTGATTGCCGTGACAAAGAATGCAGGAGCAAACTCTGTAAAAGCAGGGGTAGGTATCCTTGCTATGAGCGGAGCTGTTGCTGTACTTGCTGGTGCGATGTATGCAATTGGCAAAATCCCAGCCAGCGAGCTTACAAAGAGCATAGCTGTTATTACTTCCATCTTTGCAATGTTTGGAATTCTGATGGCCCTGAGCAGCAAAGCTACCGGCAGTTATAAAGCCATTATTGCAATTGCTGCTTCTATGGCGGCATTGAGTGCATTGATGGCTGTTATGTCTACCATGGATACCGACAGCTTGACTCGATCTACGGTTGCGTTGGATAGTATCATGGCTATGCTTGCCTTGACTATTGCCGCTACTAAGGGCGTCGATGGCGGGTCACTTGCGGCTATAGCTATGATTACGCTGGCTGTAGCGGCTATCGGGTTTGTACTGTATCAGCTGGCAAGTCTGCCGAATCCTGAAGATGTATTGCCCATTGCTGTTTCCATGTCCAGTGTATTGCTAGCGCTTTCTGCCGCAATGGCCATTATGGGAAATATGGGCGTTGTTGGGATTGCAACCGGAAGTCTTGGCATTATTGCCGCGATCTCCACAATTACTGCCGTTCTTGAAGCTCTTGGCGGATTGATGAAGCTTGATATTTTTAGCGAGAATCTTGACAACGCCATTACGGCTATGGGTAAAATCGGCGAGGCACTTGGCACATTTGTTGGAAGTATTGTAGGCGGTATTGGCACAGGGCTTACCGGACAGCTGCCTAAGATGGCCAAAAACATTTCGGATTTTGCAGAGGGGATGCAGGGATTTGTTGAGTTTGTGCATAACCTGGACGATAACTTTGGCTCTAAAGTTGATACTTTGGTCGAAGCAACTGAGAAACTTACTCGCTACGGATTTACTTCAGGTCTGAGTAATCTTTCAGCCAGCGGCATCAACTACGAGACAGTCGGCACAAATCTGAAGAGCCTTGGCGAAGCAATCAAGGGCATGGCCGCCGCAACAAGTGGAGTAAGTGTGGAACGGCTCACCTCGAGTGCTGAGGCAGTTTCGGCTATTGCTGATATTATGGCAAATGTTCCGGTTTCTGGCGGACTTTGGGGCGACATCGTAGGAAATACGATGAATCTTGATGACCTTGGAAGTCAGTTGACTTCTTTCGCGCAGGCAATGGTGGATTACTGTTCTATCATCAATGGCGCTGAAGGCGGAGCCGCCCTTGATACTGCCGCTGTTGAACAAAGTAAAGCCGCGGCTGATATTCTGATCGATTTAGCAGGGAAAGCACCGAACTTTGGGGGCATTAAATCTTTGATCTCTGGAGATCTTGACTTAAGCAAACTTGGTTCTCAGCTTAAGGACTTTGCAACTGCCATGGTTGGATATTGTACGACAATCACTGGCTCTGAAGGAAATGCAGCGCTGAATGTGGACGCGATCACCGCGAGTGAAGCGGCAAGTGATGTCTTGATTAACTTGGCAGAAAGTGCTCCTCGTTTCGGAGGCGCAAAGAGTTTGATTTCTGGCGAGTTAGACTTCGATCAACTTGGGACCCAGCTTGTTACTTTTGCAAGAGCGATGGTCCGCTATAGTCAGATTATTTCTGGTGGGTATGGCGGCAGTGCGTTTGATTCAAATGCTGTAATGGCAAGCGAGAATGCGGTGAACACAATCATTGCTATGTCTCAGTCTATTGACCCGACAGGTGGGTTCATTGGCTGGCTAATGGGTGAGAAAGATCTAGGTGCTTTTGCGTCCAATCTTGCTGCCTTTGGCGAAGCCCTCGTATCCTACGGTCAGAATTGTACGATGCTGAGCGTCGTTTCTATCAATGATGCATCTGCCTGCATTGAGAACCTGGTTGATGCACTGAATCTGGTTGGAAACATCAACTTTGAAGCTCTTAATATGCTGAGTGAGGCGCTGAATACCTTTACACCCAACAGTTCGTTTGTGGATATGTTTGCCTCGGCAGCAGAATCCATGAGCACCGTTGGCAGCCAGATGATTCAGGCATTTAACACTGGCATTACGGAAAATGCTCCGAGTGTAGCAGAGAATGCGCAGACACTGGTCAATAATTTTGTGGCATCTGTTACAACAGCTATTTCCTCGAACACCCTTCTGATTGCTGCGAGCATTGATACGTTGTGTTTGACTCTGAACACCACGATTGCCAATAAGCAGGCTGATTTTAATACCAGTGTCACAAATCTTTTGACCGGGGTGGTTTCCACTATTCATGAACAGTACAACAATTGGTATACGGCAGGCAACTTCCTGACAATTGGTCTGGCCGCTGGTATTCGTTCCGGTGAATCGGAAGCTATCAATGCCGCAGCAGAGGTTGCCGGAAAGGCACTTGAGGCTGCAAAACAGAAATTACAAATCAACTCGCCATCCAAGGTGATGTATGGCTTTGGCCGGTACTTTGATTTGGGTTTTGCAAACGGCATCCTCGACTATGCTGATACGGTTGCAAAAGCCAGTGAGAATATTGCGACGGAAGCTATTTCCACTGCCCAGATCATTGCCGAAAACATTGCGGCTACGATGGATGAGGATTTCGAGTACGAGCCTACCATTCGGCCTGTTTTGGATATGGATGAGGTGGATAGTGGCCTTAATGCGTTTGATCGGAGTTTTGCTAACCGCAGCATGAACCTTGCTGGCAGCATTGACCGTGTACGGAAGGCAGCCCCTGTGGATAAGTATGCTGAGAACGTGAACCCCAGCCAGAATCAAAATGGCGGGTCCAATACCTACAACTTTAACCAGTATAACTACAGCCCGAAGGCGTTGAGCCGGATCGATTTGTACCGCCAGACGAACAACCAGTTTGCCATGATGAAGGAAAGAGGAAAAGCATGATCAAGACCGTGAAAGTTACAAACTACATGGGCGAATCACTGACCATTCCTCTTATCTGGAATGGCGGGCCTTTTGAGATTGAGAAGATCGAAGGTCTTGGTCCGCCCAAGGCCAACATCAACACGACCGAGATTGCCACGAATGATGGCTCGAAGTTTAATTCTGCCCGATCTACTGAACGAAACATTGTTTTGTATCTTATCCTGCATGGAGCACCTACCATTGAGGATGCACGACATTTGAGTTACAAGTATTTTCCTGTGAAGAAGTATTTGCAACTTGAGATCGAGACCGATAACCGGCGCTGCATTGTGGAAGGCTACCCCGAATCCAATGAACCAAATATCTTTAGTGAAAACGAAGACATTCAGGTCAGTATCGTTTGCCCGAATCCGTATTGGAAGTCGGCAGGCGATGACGGAATTCGAGAGGTAGTCTTTCACGGTGTGGCGCCTAATTTCGAGTTTCCTTTCTCTAACGAATCGCTGACTGAGGATAAGATCGAGTTTGGTATTATCGAGCGGCGAAAAGAGAATGTCGTTTACTATGACGGCGATGCGGAGCAGGGAATTACTATCATCATTGAAGCAATCGGCACAGTGAAGAACCTTACGATTTACAATGTGCGAACCAGAGAGAAAATGGCCATCAGCCACGATGAGCTTGTGAGCTTTACTGGTTCCGGCATTGTGAACGGCGATACAATTACGATTTCGACTGTGAAGGGCCACAAATCGATCGAGCTTTTGCGTGACGGTGTTACGACTAATATCCTGAACTGCATTGGCAAAGATGACGATTGGTTTATGCTGTCGAAAGGCGACAACATTTTCGGCTATACTGCGGATGAGGGCAGCGACTACCTGGATTTCAAAATAAACTATTCTTCTTTGTATGAGGGTATTTAAATGGAAGCACTGATTATGGACAAGGACTTTAAGTCGGTAGCTGTAATTGACGACTATGAGTCTTTTATCTGGACTGACCGTTACACCGGCTACGGAGACTTTGAGCTTTATGCCCCTGTCAGTGCAGCATTTTTCAACTTTACCAAAGACGGGTATTATATTTGGAGCGCCGAATCTGAGCATCTTATGATTATCGAGAAGAACGATATCGAGAGCGATGCGGAGGATGGCAGCCACGTTACTGTGACGGGGAGGAGCCTTGAGTCTATTTTAGACCGGCGTATTATCTGGACCCAGACGACCCTTAGCGGCAGCTTACAGGACGGGATCAAGAAACTTCTTACAGAAAACATCATTTCGCCGAGTGATGAGAAGCGGAAGATCCCGAATTTTGTTTTTAAGGAAAGCACTGACGAAGCAATTACGAAGCTGACAGTAGATGCCCAGTATACGGGCGATAATCTCTACGATGCTATCAAATCCCTTTGCGAAACGAATGAACTCGGATTTAAGGTTATCTTGAACAGTGACCTTAAGTTCGAGTTTTCTTTGTATTTCGGCACGGACCGTTCCTATAACCAAAAGAAACTGCCGTACGTGATCTTTAGCCCGAACTTTGAAAACCTGGTCAACTCGAACTACTACGAAAGTTCTGCGGAGCTTAAGAATGTAGCATTGGTTGGCGGGGAAGGAGAAGGCTCGGACCGGAAATTCAAGAGTGTATACGGTAACGGCGTCGAGGAGTTCCCCAGTGGGATGGACAGGCGAGAGCTGTTTGTGGATGCCAGGGATTTGAGCACCAAAACGAGCGATAAGACTCTATCTGCCACCGAATACAATGCCCAGCTTGAACAGCGAGGCTACGATAAACTTGGGGAGAATACCCAGGCTATCGGGTTTGAGGGCGACATTGAGAATACTGAGATGTTCAGCTATGGGAAGGATTTCTTCGTCGGAGATATTGTACAGATTCAAAATGAGTACAAAATCAAGGCTACTACAAGAGTGGTTGAGGTCGTTATCTCAGATAGTTCCACGGGCACTACGATCGTGCCGACATTCTCGACCCCGACACTGACAAAAACTTAAAGGAGGCTGTACAATATGGCTTTTAGTTATGGCTTTTACAATAGCCTGAATGGAGATCGAAAGTACGACTCCGAAGATTTGAGCCGGATGTTTGATGGCATTATCTATGATGGTGTTATTGGTGCAGTTGGTGATACGTTCGCTGTAAAAGCCGGAACTGGGAATACTGTAAACGTATCGAGTGGGCGTGCTTGGTTCAACCATACCTGGACCTACAACGATGCACCGATGCCTATTAGCTGTGGCTCTGCGGCTGTGCTTTTGGACCGCTATGATGCCATTGTGCTGGAAGTGAACGCTGCTTCTGATGTGCGTAAAAACAGTATCAAAGTTGTGACCGGAACCGAAGCATCAAAGCCTGTAAAACCAACGATGGAGAACACTGAGTTTGTGCACCAGTATCCGCTGGCTTATATTTTGCGTAAAGCAGGTTCCAGCAGCATTTCACAGTCTCAGATCGAGAATGCTGTCGGCACATCTGAGTGCCCGCTGGCATCCGGTGTTATGGCCTCTATGAGCTTTGATCAAATTATGGCACAGTGGAAGGCTAATTATACCGAGTGGATGGCCCAGCAGCAGGAAGAGCAGGAAGAGTATATTGCCAATCGTAATTCAGACTTTAATGCCTGGTTCAGCGATTTGGAAGCGACTCTTGACTCCAACGCTGCAGCCAACCTGAACAACAAGATCAACAAACTTTCTACCATTAGTATCAGTCTGAAAGCTGCAAACTGGACCGGCACCGGGCCTTACCGCCAGAGGGTATCCATCTCTACGATGACTTCTGACCGGAATTTTGGGCCCATGTATGTAGCCCCTACTGGCAATCAGGAGACAGACGCTGCTAATCTTGAGGCGCTTGGCTGTTTGAGCCGCGGCGTTACTGGTGCAGGCTACGTTGATATTTACTGCTATGAGCAGAAGCCGGAAATCGATTTTACGGTTCTGGCAGACGGGAGGATTTAAGTTATGGGCGTTATTTCTGGAGGCTCCGGCGGTGGCGGGGGTGGTGCTGTCATCCTGCGCGTAAATGGCCTGTCTGGAACCAGTATCAGTGCAACTCTTGGCTCGAAAACTGTTAGTGGTACAATTCCTTATGCAGGCGTGCTGGAACTGAGCCTTGGTAAAGTCGGACAGTGGACAGTAAAAGCCACGAGCGGCAGCTACAGCTTTACCCAGCAGGTGAAAGCCTTTACCTACGGTATTACCGAAATCTGGGCGCTGGCCAAGAAAGCGTTTTACGATTGCACGACGACCGAGATCCAGGCGATTGTGAAGAGTGGAATGGCCAGCCAGTATTGGTCGATTGGAGATTATCACAAGATCACAATGACTGACGGTGAAGAGATCGAAGTTGCTATTGCCGACTTCAACCATGATGTAACGCCTGGCGGTGTTACAATTCCTGTGACATTAGTTATGAAAAACTGCTTCAAGGCAACACGCGTGATGAACAACAGTAACACCAACGTTGGTGGATGGACCAATTCCAATTTTCGTACAAGCACATTGCCAAGCATCCTCTCGAATTTTCCAGATGAATGGCAAAATATTATGACTACTGCACAAAAAAAGACATCTCAAGGCAATTATAGTGCTACAATTGTCACATCAGATGATAAAGTGTGGTTACTGTCTACAGTTGAATTGACCGGAGCTAGCAGCCCAGGTCATGCAGGAGAGGGCACTCTATATCCGATCTTTACAGATGATGCCAGTCGTATTAAGCGTGTAAACAATGCTGCAAACCAATATTGGACGCGTTCACCTGCATCTAACAGTAATCAGGACTTTTGCTATGTGACTACTATCGGAAATGTTACCCATGGCCTTGCTGGTGCTGTCAGTGGTATCTCTCTTGGTTTCTGCGTAGGTTAAAGGAGGTTCAAAATCGATGTATAAGGTCTATAAAAACGACACTCTGGTCGCTGTTACGGATAAAGTTCTGCGCTGCAAGGCACAGGAAAACGGTGTTGTTATCGTTGCCCAGGACGGCACCGGTATTATCTGGGATGGTGTGATCCACAACCTGCCTGGTTATGAGTGCGATATTCGGCTTGAAGAGATCTCGGATATGCGGGATGTTATCGATGCACAGGCGGCCACTGCTGTGAACCCGGTAGAGGCCCAGACAACCTATACGGCCATGATGACCGACACCCTGATGACGGAGGAATAAGTTATGCTGAACATTGAGAAGCTGAAACTTTGGTATCCGAAATTTTGGAACAAGAAGATGATGGCTAATGCCGTGAAGAAAGGCGCTATCACTGCAGAACAGTATAAAGAGGTCACCGGTGAAGAGTATCCCGGCTGACCTTTTTGCTTTGAAAGGAGAAAACTATGGCTACAAACATTATGCCGGGGACTATGCCCCAAGGAAGTCAAAATAGTTTTCTGCAACCGCAGCCTGCGATTTACCCGACTGCTTATCCGGCGGCACCGAATATTGGTGCTGTACAGGCAAGACCCCGGACTATCCCAGGCAGGATGATTTATTCACCCGATGAGATCATGCCGCAGGAAGTGCCGATGGATGGCAGCGTGAGTTTATTCCCGATGCACGACTGGAGTTGTGTGTATGGGAAGTGGTGGACTTCGAACGGGCAGATCCAGACGGTGAAGTTCATTTTAGAGCAGCCGAAGAAACAAATTGACGAATCTGCTGTGAGTCTATCGGATATTTCGGAGAGGCTGAATAAAGTAGAGCGGTACCTTTTTAAGAATAAGCATAAGCAAAGACCAAATCAAAATGAACCAGTGAAGGTGGGGGAAGCTCCACATCCGGAATAAACAGGAGCGACTGAAATGGCAAATACAATCGTTCTGAACGAATATACTGCTGCCATTAAGGACAGCCCGAAAAAGTATCTCGAATTTGGCACATACGACAGCTATGGCCGAGAGCATATAACCGTTATGCCTGAATCCGGCTGGGAGGACCTGAGTGTATATGCCACTTTTATTTCTCCCAAAAAAGTAAAGCGAACAGTATTGCTCACCGATCCTGTTATTCCTGTGCCAAAAGATGCTACTGCAGGTTGTTGTGGATTCGGGGCGATTGTGTTTGCCGGTTATAAAGATGGTGAATGCATTATCACCTGTGATGTTCCATATTATCTTGGGCATCACAGCAATATTGAGCCAGATGAGTATGATGAAGAAGATGTCAAATTACTTGAGCAAATAATGTCCATTGCTGAATTTCTGCGAAATTTAGCGCGGGGTGGCAAAAAAGGACAGGTCTTCACGAAGCTTAGCGACAAAGATCTGGATATTGGATGGGAAACACCAAAAGAGTCCAGCGGAACTGTAATTGATTTTAAAATAGGCAATGGATTGCTCTATGATGAAGCAACCAAGGTTCTCTCAGTCGATGTCGCGAACGACGCAGAGAAAGATAATACCCGTCCAATTTCGAGTGCAGCCGTTGACACAATTGTCGGGAATATTGACGTCCTTTTGAGTGGCATTTGAAGGAGTGAAGAAATATGAGCATTGCGACTGAAATTACAAGAATTCAATCTGATCGTGACCTCTTAAGAACCAAGGCTATCGAGCTGAAGTTATCTACCAAGGCCGATGTCGATACCGTTTCTAAGGCAATTACTACTACCTCTAACCTTGATGACCTCGCTTCGGCATTCGATTCGATTGCGAATCAGGGAAGTGTATCAACCAGTGTTAAAGAGGGCGAAACTTACACCATTCCGAAGGGCTACCATGATGGCACTGGTACAGTAAGCGGCGTAGCAGGCGGCGGTAACTACAGCCTGCAGAGTAAGACTGTAACTCCGACCAAGGCAAACCAGCAGATTACTGCCGATGAGGGCTATTACGGCCTTAGTGATGTTACGGTCAATGCCATTCCCGATTCTTATCAAAATGTTACGAGTGTTACTGCTGCAGCAGGAGATGTGCTTACCGGAAAAGTTATTGTCGACAAGGCCGGCAAGCAGATCGCAGGTACCATGCCTAATAATGGTGCCGTAGAGAAGACCCTTGATGTAACTACATCTTCCTATACGGTTCCTGCCGGTTATCACAATGGCAAAGGTGTTGTGAAAATTGTAACGGAGCAGAAGACTGCCACACCGACAAAAGCTGAGCAGAATATCACTCCCACTGCGGGAAGTGTTCTGAGCAAAGTTACCGTGGCGGCTATCCCCGCTAAATACCAAGACGTGAGCAGTGTTACTGCTGCGGCTGGTGATATTCTGGCAGGGAAGAAGATTGTTTCGTCTACTGGCGCTGTTGTTGAAGGCACTATGGCCAACAATGGAGCTATTGCCAAGACCATTGATGGCCTGACTAATACGAGCGTTACAATTGCCGCCGGCTATACTTCTGGCGGTACAGTAAGCCTTACCAACGACATTGAAGAAGCTTTGGCTGCTATCTGATCGGAGGTGCCGGCGTGAGCATTCAAAATGAGATCAGCCGGCTTGAACAGGCCAAGGCTGATATTGCCGAAGCTATCAGAAAGCGCGGAGTAGAAGTGCCTAAAAATTTATCCATTGATGGGTATGCGGAAAAAGTCGAGGAAATTGCGGTCGCTGATGTATTTACAGGCGCTACATCCTCTACTGATGGCAAAGCAGGTCTTGTGCCCGGTCCTAAAGCGGGAGACGAGAAGAAGTTCTTGCAAGGCGATGGGACTTGGGGCATCCCCGCTGCACAGACTACCATAAAAATTTGTAGGTGGTGATACAATGCCTATTTACTTTGGAACCGAAAAGGTAAGTATTTTTGCCGGTGCTGGCGCCACGAAGATGCAAGAAAAGGGAGTTACTCCGAGTGAAAGTCAGCAGGTAATCACACCTGACGACACCTATGATGGGCTGAGTAAGGTCACTGTCGGTGCAATTTCTAAAACTTATGTTGGTAGTGGTATAACAAAAAAATCTGCTGCTACTTATACGCCTGGCACGAGTAACCAGACGATTGGAGCAAATCAGTACCTGAGCGGTGCTCAGACGATCAAGGGAGATAGCAACCTGGTCGCTAGGAACATCCGCTCAGGTGTTTCTATTTTTGGGGTAACCGGCACGGTGGTGGCGGCATCCTCGCCAAACCTGCAGGCCAAGACTGTTACACCAGGGACTTCAAGCCAGACCGTAAGACCTGACAGCGGCTACGACGGCCTGAGCCAAGTGGTTGTGAGCGGCGATTATAATCTGGTGAGCGGAAACATTATCAGCGGCAAGACCATTTTCGGTGTGCCTGGTTCTGTGGTGATCCAGAGGTATTACACCGGCAGCTCTGCGCCCAGTTCTTCGATCGGCAGCAATGGTGATTTGTATTTGCAGACTGGGGGCTAATGTATGGCGAGTGTAACATTGGTTCCTACAGGATATGATGGTCAACGCTCATCGTATATTTCGGTAGATGCGTCTTATCCGCTTTCAAATGGCCTCACCAGCGCAAGTAGTGACACCTTTGCGGTGCTAAACCTGAACAAAGGTGGCGGCGCGGTTTCTAAACTGGCAGTCAAATTCGATATGTCAAAGATTCCGTCTGATGCCAAGATCAATTCTATCTCTTGTAAGATAAAGGCCAGAATCTCGAATGCGTCACCGTATATTTTGAGCGGTGTTGCGCAGTTGTATTGCGGCACGGCCGGGTTGAGCGGCGAAATTGAGTTGGGAACATCCCCAGTGGCTCAGACTTTTAACGATACCGGCTGGTGGGACCGTGAGAGCCTGGACGAGCTTATCTTGCTGATTACCTGTATACGCGGCTCGCTATCCGCAAACAACAGCCAGACTTTGCGTTTTTACGGCGCTGATCTGACTGTAGATTACACTGGTGGCGGATCTTCTGGCCCTGTGTTGAGCACTAAGGTAAATGGCAGCTGGGTAAATGTATCCAAGGTCTACAAAAAAGTAAACGGTATTTGGGTAGAACAGAGCGATATTGCAAACTTGTTTAGCACTGATACCAATTACGTAAAGGGGTGAGATTTTGGCAAAGACTACAGAAACGATTGGCGAATTCACAATGAACATTCTTACCGCGGAGCAGTATGCAAATGCGAAAAAGAATAACCAGATCGACCCCAATCAATTATATTTTACCCCTGAAAAAAAGTTGGTTGTTGCGGTATCTCAGGATGAGTACGAGGCAATGAAAGAGGCCGGTACGCTGGATGAGGATGTACTTTACGTTACACCCGCTAGTGAGTCCGTTACGGTTCCCGAGGCCACGGAAACGACCGCTGGCCTGATGCCATCCAGCGCCGTGACAAAGCTGAAGGGCATCGCCGAGGGCGCAAACAAGTACATTCACCCCGAGCATACCGCCTGGGCCAGCGGCCTGTACAAAATCACCGTGGACAGCCTGGGGCACGTCATCGCTGTTTCTGCCGTGCAGAAAAGCGACATCACCAACCTGGGCATTCCGGATTCCAACACAACCTACGATCTGGCCTCGGACTACAGCAACGGCCTGATGAGCGCCGAGCAATATACGAAACTAAAAGATATTGCTTACGGAGCCAACAAAACCACGGTCGATGCCTCACTGTCCAGCAGCAGCGCCAACCCGGTGCAGAACAGAATCGTGTATGCGGCATTGCCATGGGAATACAGCGCTACATTTTATGTAGACAGCTGGAGTACGGCGACTTCTGATGAGCAAGCGCAAGGGTTTGCATATCGACAAGTTGTCACTCCCGTAAAGAAAATTTCGGTTGCTCCAACAATCACTGCAAATTCAATGTTTCTTGGATTTGGAAGTCCTAGTGATAGCTCGGTTCTTGCTACTAAAGTAGCACTTGCCGAAGCTGCAAACGTGATCAACGGTGGTCTTGTGTACACCGGAAGCAACTCTATAACCGCGCTTGTTGAAGAAAAGCCGACTTCCGATGTTACGATGACTTGGTGGCTTAGAACTTAATTACTATTTACAAGAAAGAGAGGTATTAACCATGTTTGACCCTGCCAAATTTGCTATGCAGATGATCCAGAATAATCCCCAGGTAATGAATAACCCTATGGCTAAGCAGTATCTGGAAATTATTCAAAATGGGGATAGTGCAAAAGGGCAGGAAGTTGCAAATAATATTCTGAAGACCTATGGAATGACAAAAGACCAGGCGATGAGCCAGGCCTTTAAGTTCTTTGGCATCAGAAAGTAAGGACGTTGAAAATTAAGAGAAGTACAAATTCTAAGGATGTCTGAACGCAAAAGGAATCCATTCATTTGGTTATAGGTCTTTGAGAAAGGCCTATCAATGCGCGCAGATAGGTTGAGTAAGAAAGACTTATGATAGTCCGTTTCTTTTACTCTACATTCCTTATGAAGGAGGAAAATCTTATGTTTAACGCGAATATGCCCTCTCTTTCCGATATTGCTGCTGTGACCGGAAACGACCGTGATGGCGGTTGGGGCGGTAACGGCTGGTGGATCATCATTATCCTGCTTGCCATGTGGGGCGGCTTCGGCGGCTATGGCTGGGGTGCTAATGGTGGTTACGGCAACGGCGGTGGTTATGTTGCTACGGCTGCTACCCAGGCTGATATCCAGCGCGGTTTTGATACCCAGAACATCATCTCGAAGCTCGACGGAATCAATTACGGCATGTGCGATGGTTTCTATGCTGTGAACAACGGTATGCAGACCGGCTTCAACAGTGTGAATACTGCGATGCTCCAGGGCAACTTTGGGCTCCAGCAGGCCATCAACGCCAACAACGTGGCTGCCATGCAGAACACTAATGCTCTGCAGACTCAGCTTTCTGATTGCTGCTGCCAGAACAAACAGGGTCAGGCTCAGATCCAGTACGATATGGCGACCAACACCTGCGCTATCACGAATGCAATCGCTCAGCAGACCCAGGCTATCATGCAGAATGATAATGCGAACTATCGCCAGCTGCATGATGAGATCGTTGCAAACCAGATTGCTGCTAAGGACGACACGATTGCTCAGCTCCGTTCTCGTCTGGCAGCGGCTGATCTTGCGGCTTCTCAGCAGGCTCAGAACGCCTATCTCGTCAACCAGCTTCGCCCGCCCGTAAACCCGGCCTATGTTGTGACTAACCCGTATGCCGGTACCGGGACCCTTCCGTGCCAGACTGCAGGCTGCTGCGGTGTGAGTGCGTAAATTCAAAATGATACGAGGGAGGCTCACTTCGGTGGGTCTCCCTTTATATTTTTGATAGGAGGGTAGCTTGATGATTAAGTTGACGAATACCACTGAGCAGACTGTTGCCGCCGGAGCAGCACTTACTTTTAACTCGGTGCTTGCTAACACCAATTGCTCTACGTGCCATCGGAAAGGCACAGGAAGTGTAAAACTGAACCGCAGTGGCGCTTATATGGTCTCGTTCCATGCGAATGTGACCGGGGCTACTGCTGCGACACCTGTACAGCTCGCTTTGGCTCTGGGCGGGGATGTCATGCCGGAAACGACTATGATATTTACCCCTGAGACGGCGAACACTGTAGGGCAGGTGTCCATCTGTCTTCCGGTCTTTAACTCGTGCTGTGATTACGACCGCGTGACCGTTGTGAACACTGGGACTACGGACATCGTTATCTCTGCGAATCCCATGCTTGCTATCAGCAAGATGTGCGGCTGATTGGAGGTGACGAACGATGAATGAGAAGAATATGGATCTTTGCGATATGAAGTGCAAACTGATCGATGCTCTCAAGACCCAGCTATCCGGCGGTGTCGGCAATGTCGATGCAGAAGAAGCCGGTGAGGTTGTCGATATGATCAAAGACTTTGCCCAGACTGATTATTACGAGGCCAAGGCCCACTATTATCGGTCTGTGGAGAAGGCGATGGAAGAAGGAAAATCTCGTGGCCGTTACGGTTATATTCGTGGGCTTGACCGCTACATGGATGACAATCGTGACGGTATGGAGATGCCCGAATGGTGGGAGATGGATCATATGGCCGATACTGACCAGTTTGATCCTCGCCGCTACCGCATGGGATACACGCCGAACCGTAAAATGATGGATGATAAAAATGAGAAGTTCGGAACCGCTTACCGTGAGTGGGATGTTTCGAGACGCCATTACCATGATTCCAACAAGAGTGAGGATAAAGAGGAAATGAATCGACATGCGAGGGAGCACATTGCAAATACGCTTGAATCGATTCGGACTATCTGGTCGTCCTCTGATCCTGAGCTAAAGAAGCGGATGAAAGCCGACTTGACAGCACTTGTTGGAGAGTTGACCGTCTAAAGGTCGTTAAAGATTTACGGTTATGAAGAGCTTTGTCATGAATGGATATTTGTGGCATATAGCTTTCGTAAACCCAGGCAGCGCCAAGCTCGTGGATAGGACCGGAGCCAGCACACTTGCCACTACGGACCCTACCGTAATGAGGATTTATATTTCCGACCATTTGAGTGGGCAAGAACTGGAGACGGTGCTAATTCACGAGCTTGGTCATGCTGCTTTGTTTTCTTACGGGCTTTTGCCTGATATTCACAAAGCTGTTAAACGACAGTATTGGATGGAAGCTGAAGAATGGGTGTGCAATTTCATAGCGGATTACGGGATGCGGATATTCAGTATCGCGTATGAAGTTATGGGAGAGGATGCCTGGATGTTTATACCTTACGAGCTGGATCGTTTAATCGCGTAAGGGAGGTGTTTAAGATGGACGAGTGGGCTAAAATGCTCATCACCGTCGTGTGCAGCGTCGTGGCCTCCGGTGGGTTCTGGAGTTATCTCCAAGCTCGGCGTGAAAAGAAAGATGCCAAGACGAAGCTGCTCTTGGGCCTTGCACATGATAGGATTATGTCACTTGCGGCGCTATATACTTCGCGCGGGTACATCACTCAGGACGAGTATGAGAATTTCCATGATTATCTGTATGTGCCTTATCACGATAGTAATGGCAACGGCACAGGGACAAAGGCTATGGCAGAAGTAGAGCGGCTGCCAATGCACGAACACCCATTGAATAAAGAGGAGGTTTGATGTAAAATGAGTAACAAGACTTATGATATTTGCAAGTGGATCGCACAGTATCTGCTGCCGGCTCTGGCAACGCTGTACTTTGCGGTATCCCAGATTTGGGGCCTGCCGTATGGTGAGCAGATTGTTGGTACGATTACTGCCGTGGACACCTTCCTGGGTGTGCTGCTGGGTATCAGTACCGCCAATTATAACAAGCAGATCGGGGCAGAAAAAGGCGAGTGAGTGTAGGTAGTTTGTACTTTATTCCTACACTCACTCGCATATTTTGTTGTTAGTGCGTCAATTATTGTCTCGTATCACTTTTGTTTTGAAAAAGTGCTGAGGGGCATAATTAGAAGTATTTAGCGGCATAACGTAGAATGTTATAGCAGTAAGTAGCTACAAAGTGTATGAAAAAGTAGGACACTCCTACACTATTCATACATTGACCTCGCGGCTATAACATTCTATTTTATTTTTTCTAATTCAGCCCTCAACCATTCAAAATCTCTTTCTGTATAAACTCGTTCTGTTAAGTCTGCAATAGAATGGCCAACGAGTCTCTTGATGGCATATTCGTCTAGGTTGTACCTCTTTGCCATCGTCACGAATTGCTTTCGACCATCGTGCGGACGATGTCGCTCATCAAGATGCAATTCTTTAACTGCCAAATCATACGTGAGGAAAAATCTCTTGTATGTCATCGGGACATATCGATTTTTAGCAGGATCTTGATTCACATGATTAAACAGATATTCACTGCCGACTTCCTTTGCACGGTCATAATAGTTCTTTATAAGAGGATAAATTCTAGGATGAATTGGGACTGTACGGTTAATGCCATAATTAGTTTTCATTCCTCCAGTCATAGCTCTCTTTTTTAGGTCGATATCTGAGAGTTTCAATGCTACAAGTTCTCTTGGTCTCCATCCACTATAGCATTGAATCAGAATCATATCAACATGATTATATTCTTTATAGTGACCCCATAATAGTTTCATTTCATCATTCGTGAAACACATATGGTGGGTTTTAGCTTCTGGATTGTTATCGACTTTGACCGGAGTAACAGGGCTAGATGTGAGTAATCCTAGTTCTAATGCCCTATCAAATAGTTTTCGAAGGAGACCCTTTATTTTTACTCTTGTGTTTTCAGAAGCCTTATGTGTTCCGTTCTGATCCGTAATCACTGCTTCTTCGATACAGTATTTTATATGAATAGGACGTACCTCATAGAGTTTCATATCATGGATCGATTCACAATATCGCCACGCTGCAACATAAGCAGCAGTTGTTTTTAAAGTCGGATAGAACTCTTTGCTCCATACCTGATAAAGTTCTTTAACAGTCGTTTGCTCCGTAAAATCAAATGGACTTTTGTTGTATTCGAGTAGTGCAGCATAAGCATCATTGTAAGTTTCAAAATAAGCTTCTGGTTTTAGCAGTTTGCATATCGGTTTGCCTTCTGGAGTCTTGCCAACTGTGACCATGGCTCGGAATGGTTTTCTAAGCGCCCTCCCTTTGAGTTCGGTTATCTGGCCGAATCCATTGGGCAGGCGCTTTCTTTTATTTTGACGAGGTTTTCTGGGCTTTAGTGCTTCAGGTTTTAGTGGATATCCGCAGTGAGGGCATGATAGCGCTTTGTCACTCACTTGTAGTTCACATTCGGGACATTTTATAAGCATTATATCACCTCTGTTCGTTATATTTTACTATAGATGTACGAATAAATCAATACTACATCTTGTGTCTGGCTATCAAATTCTGTAAGTTCAGGACGGGGGTTACAAGTTTCTATGCTAACTTACTAACTGCAAAAAGCGTGGTACGACAGAATACATCGTACTAGCTAAGCTAAAATAGCAGTTGGAAGGAGCTGGAAATTTATGGAATTTGGCATTGGCTCGGTACCTGTTGTGAAGGTGGCCGAAATTTACGGAAAAGATGCCAACTGGGTGCGGGCAGGAATCATTGAAGGATGGCTGCCTATCGGAACCGCTACGAGAAACGGAAAAGAGATTACATCGATCAAGGACATGGACTCTAAGTACGGACGTATAAACTATTATATTTCTCCGAAGAAACTTTACGAGGAGACTGGCTACGTCTGGAAAGGAGCAAAGCATGGCAACTAAGATACGGTCGAAGCTATCAAAGAAGAATCGCTACTGGATACCACCAGAACGTTACTACGAGCTCAAGCATTTCTGTTTACAGTATCCTGACTGGAAACGTGAATACCTGGCAGTTGACCCGATGGCTCACGAGTTTGAGCAGGGGGAGAAACTATCTGCCACAAATAGGGTAGAGGATAGAACAGCTCTTTGTGCTGAGCGAAAGATCGAGTGCTCACAGAACATGGTCTTAATTGAGGAGTGCTGCGAGAAGGCAGACCCGGACCTTGCCCGTTATATTTTCAAGGCAGTCACTTCTAATCTAGGTTACACCTATCTCAAATCTAGGTTAGACATGCCATGCTCCAAAGATACCTACTATGACCGCTACCATAAATTCTTTTGGCATTTAAGCCACGCGCGAAAATGACATGGGGTATTATGGAGGTGAATCAAATGTATACTGATATTTTTAAGTACGTCCAAGGAAATGAATTTGAAGTTCAAAAAATCGAAGCACGTGAAGACTTTATGTGTTTGCACAGAAAAGCTGCTAAAAGCAGAGAAGAAGGTGACACAAAAGAGTATCGTCGCTTGAGAAGACTTGAACACAACACATTTCTTGCCTCGGTCGATCTTAAAGAAAGATATCACCGTACATATCGGGAGAAACCAATTGAGTCAGTAATGAGCTGACAAGGTAGGACGTCTGAAACATGGCGTCCTATTTTTCTCCGCAGATTTTGCATGGGGTATTATGGAGGTGATATTGCATGACTAAAAAGCAATTTAAAAATCTTAAAATTGGAGATGTCGTAGAACTTAATGGCAGGTGCCGAGGAAATGAAGGTATCCGATGCTATGTTGATTGGATAATCGATAATAGAATTTGGGTAAAAACTTTAGACGGTAAGCCACATTTAAGCATCGATGGCGGAATCCAAACTAATTGGAATGAAATTACTTACGCAGGTGCAAATATTGTAAACTCTAAATCTGAGGGCTGAAACATGTCCTCTTTGTTTTTACGCGAAAAATTCACATCCTTATATGGAATCCAATAAAAACTTTGGAGGTATTACTATGACTACTTTGGAGAAAATTGTATACAATACTGTGGTTGGCTATCATGCAACAATGATTGACATCAATCGGTGCCTGTTTATTACAGGGCTTCGATCTGATGAAAAATCGGAAGCGGTTGCAGAGCACCATTGTATGGCATTACTGAATTTTGTATGCAAAGCAAAAGGAACAACACTTGAAGAACAATTGGATCAAATGAGCAAGAGGGGCTAACAACCTCTCTTTCTTTTCGCGAAAATCTCAGGCCCTTATATGAAAAGAGTACAAAATACTCTGATATTTTAAGGAGGAACCATTTATGAAAATGACACCTGTTGAGAAAGTACCTGGAAAGAATGGTCACTATGGTGATTTGCAGGGGATGCTCAAGGAATTTATGGCTATGGACGCCAAAGTCGTGAGGCTGGACGTTGATGGGTATAAATCTTCTACTGTAGCAGCATCCTGCATCAGTATAGCTATCAGAAGATCCGGATACCCAATCAAGTCGTTTAAAAGAGGCGAATTTGTGTATCTGAGTAAAGTATCTTGAAAGAAATGGCTCCGTGGAAACACGGGGTCTTTCTTTTTATATTTTCCAGGACGCAGGTTACGAAAGGAAGTGGTATTTTCATATCGTAAAATTCCCCGGGATGAAGATTTGAGAAAACGGTTTAAAGGAGAATTTACATGGATTGGTTTTATATCCTGATTGGGCTGATTATTTATTGTGTGGGATTTGCTGCCGGAGGATTCTATATCAAGGAAAAATTCCTGCATGACAAAACAATCGGCAGCCTGCGAGTGGATCGTTCGGATGAGGACGGTCCTTTGGTTTTTATGGAGGTAGATCCTGGATTTCGGGATTTCGCGGAAATGGACGTTTTAGTTTTAAAAGTAAAGCACGAGGATTTTATTCCGCGAAAATAACTGGGGCTATTATGGAACCATTTATTACTTTGAAAGGAGATTGTTAAAATGGCAGATCAAAACAGCGAAATGTTGAACAAACGTATCGAGGAGACCCTCGGAAATTTGGAGACGCTGAAAGGAGAGGAACGTGCTCAGGCCGTGAAGGAGCTGGACACGCTGTACAAGCTCAGGATCGATGAAACGAAAAATGAGGTTGAAGCCCGCCAAAAGACATCTGAACATCAGGATCAGATGTTCCAGGCGCAGGCCGATCTTCACGAAAAGAGAATCGCTCTTATTGTGAATACAGCGGTGGACGTGGCAAAATTCGTGGGCCAGGTAGGCATGTATGGCATTCTCATCGTAGGCGGACTTAAGTTCGAGGAAACCGGTACGATCGGCTCACAGTTCGTTAAGGACACGATCCGCAGTTGTACGAAATTCTTGAAGAAATGAGGTTCGAAAAAGAGCTTATGGAAACATAGGCTCTTTATTTTTATTGGCGGATGTGGTAAAATGCAATAAATCCCTGCAATTAGAAAGGAGAAAACTATGAAAAAGTTAATGGCTATTGGACTGGCTGCAGTTATGGCATTTGGATTGGCCGGATGCGGCGGAAGTCAGAGTGCGGCTGTGAGCTCTAAATCCTCCTCGCCGACAACTCCGGGATCGGCTTTTACAGATACCAAAGGCACAGATGATGCTAAAGAAACGCACTCGGCAGAAATGGAAGGCTCTATCGATTACGAGATTTCTCGTGGCATTACCGATTATGGCGAAAAAAGTTTGATGCTGACTTACACAAACAATACAAATCATCCGATTTTGAGTGCCCAGTTTTATTTCGAGCTTAAAGACGACTTAACAGATGAAGATAACGAACTGTTATCAAAGCTCCAGGAAGAACATGAAATTGACGATGATCAAATGGATTGGGCATATTTTCAGTCAAATACTGAATGCTATACAGACATCGGTGAAAGCTCCAAGCCAAGTCCTTTTACATTTTTTCTTGATTGCTTTACAGACGAAACATATTGCACCCTTGCTGATTATGGGCAGGTAAAACTAATATTCCTTGATGGTGAGAAATATTACCAGACAACCTACGATTTTTATTCCCAGACGTTTACCTCGGTATCTCCGTACAAAAATGCCTACGAGTGGATGACGAGTGATATTGGTTTGTCCATCCCTCAGCCCGAAGGGTTCCCAACACTGGTAAGTTCTGACGATGAAAACTATGGCTTCGTTTATGTATATAATGTTTCCCTCGATGATTTTGAGACATACGTCAATACATGCAAAGAAGCGGGATTCTCAAAAGTCGATTTCGATGGTGGAGACAACATCACAATTGTGAATGACGAAGGAACCGAACTAAGTCTTTATTATGAAGCCAGCAGCGATCGAATGGTCGTACGGTTTGGCTGATCCAGCAGACCTCCTCGCCAAAGCGGCAGGGGGTCTTTTATTTTACCTATGAGATATTTTATTGAGAAACCAGAAATCACAACTCATATGTTTGGCCGAACCTATGAGTGCGACCATCCCTTATATAATAGATGTACTTTATACCAAATTGGTAATAAAGGGATAGCAATAGTACAGCAACGATTTGATGCGGATACTAAATCAACCTACTGGACTGAGATCGACCCGTGGCTCAATGATATTGTGTATCTAAGTCCAGGATTCAGGGAGTTCTTTAATTCATATGCTGCCGAAGGCTCTGAGGGGCTTTATCCAACGGTTACAGTACGGCAGGTAATGTGGCGATTACGGCTTAAGCCACTGAAAAGAGAGCGCTGGGAGACTGTTATTGACAGAAAAACATTGTAGGTGCGCGTAATTCGCAAATCCTATTATGAAAGGAAAGCACATAATAGGAGGAATTACTATGAAAAAACTTTATGCGGTTTATGGCAATAATATTGATATGAACACTTTACAGGACTATAGTCCGAGAGCCTACGAAGGCTTAGATGGACAGACAGTCTACATTGTAAAGGCAACCATTATTGAGGCAATTAAACTTACTGCAAAAATGAGCTTTAGAAATGCTACTGTAACTGCTTTCTGATCGATATTAGGGTTTATGGAAACATAGACCCTTTTATTTTTGCCATCGCATATTTTTCATGGTATAATATGGACAACTTTTGAAAGGAGGCGGCTCAATGAAAGAGGTGATACTGGAATTTCTACGCAATATGAAAGACGAAGAGTATGCAAAAAATATTGCGTATGTAATTGCAGTTACGGCTTGTGCAATTGGAGTAATTGTCTTCATGCTGAAAGCGCTCTGAAAGAAACGGCTCTGTGGAAACACAGGGTCTTTCTTTTTGCGCGAAAAATGCACCTCCTTATATGGAACAAATCTAACTAAAGGAGGATTCTGAAATGGAATTTTACGTAATTTTGTTGATTTTTGCTCTCGGCTTACTTGTAGTTGGCGCTGCATTTGTCAACGGAGCCAAGTTTGTACTGGGCATGATCGGACGAATCGTGGATTGCATTTTTGGAAGACACGGTGATTGAACCAAAGGCAAGGCCTATGGAAACATGGGCTTTTGCCTTTTCTTTTTGCCACGCAAAATTTGCAAGTCCTTATATGGAGAAAACCAATTTAAAATTTGGAGGTATTTACTATGTTTAAGAAAATCTGGAACAAGCCTATCACTTGGGGCGATTACATGAAACTGGTTGGTATCTGCGTTGGCATTTATGGTGCCATTGTAGGACCATTCCTGCTGAGTGTATATGATATCCCTGAGAAGATCAAGGCAAAGTTCAAGAAAGAACCTGACGTAGAGACCTACGAGGATTGAAAGGAGGTATCCGAGCTAAGGCTCTGTGGAAACACAGGGTCTTAGCTTTTTCTTTTACCTTCGCGAATTTTGCAGGTCCTTATATGGAAATAGATAGCTTATGAGTAAAGCGCCCGGTATTTCGGGAGAACCAAGCTCGAACCTTGGTCTATTTCTTTTTGTTT